AACGAGCACGATTGTGCGGATTGCATCGACACCGAATACTATTCCAAGTGGGAAGAATAATCTTCTCACACTGAAGAGTTTTCCACTCCCCCGCCCATATGGCAGTCGATGCCATAATGGCAGGGGAGGGGGGTTTTTTCACGGTGGAAAACTTTTCCGTTACCCGGTGAGACGGGGGGTGGCTTTTCCACAGGGCGACGCACTTTTCAGAAGCTATCTCCTCAGGTCTTAGGCTGTGCGAGCCAGGACTGCTTCCAAACAAGCTCCCCAACTCTTATCGCTCATCGCACGCAAGCTTGCTAGCTTCGCTTCCCTACTTGAAGCGACGACCCAATGGCGTAAGGAAACGTTCAACCATTTTAACCTGCGAGTACTCATGTATGTGAGTGCGAGCAGGTTATTCGTGTGTGCCGGATCGCCAAACCCGTTACTGTTAGATACGCTCACAGGTACGGGTACCAAGTTGACATGAGTCCAAATCCAATGCGGAGGTCCTTTTGCGGCACCTTGTGAATACTCGTCATCAATTGATGGCATGTCAAGAATCGTTGCACAAACAGCCGTCAACCTTGCGGCAGGCGATTTTTTCAATTGTGTTTGTGCAGCATGGTATGCCATCCATACAAGCATTTCATGGAACGTCTGAATTCCCGTCGTATTAGCTGGGAAGTAGTCAGAATAGTAAGTTCCAACAATACCGTTAGGCATTACGGCCTCATCCATAAGGCTGACCATCTTTGAAAGCCACGAAGTGCGATGAAATCCCATTCGATGCACCTGTGCCCCCAGATACAAGCTCCAAGCGAACCTTCTGTCAATCACTGCTCCGTTATGCGGATTCAAGTTGATCTGATATGCCATTGCATTAATCGACGGAGCCGTGTAACTCGGATCGTGAGACACTGCGTCCTCACGATCCGAAAATTCTGTGAATCGCGTGTTCTCAAACAGCATCACAAGATCGTCGGCAATCATAGGGTCGTGGGTATACTCCCAAACGGCTATGCCGTTTGAAGCGGCACGAATCATGTGAGCGGTGTCGATCGAGTATACGTTCCACTCATCCGCATTCGTTGATGGGCCAGGATTGAATTGCGGATACTGTGTGTTTCCCCATTCCCCTCTAAGGAACGTAGAAAGATCATTCTGCCATTGCCAGAAACCCGGACCAGTGATTTGCTGCACTGATGTATTGACCTCAAGGACGGTCAATTGACGGCCACGACCATCGAAGATGGCCACATTCATGCGATCCATCCATCTATTGTGTTTAAAGCGGCGTAACAGTGTGTTACCGCGACATTGCTCATAACCGTGGTTTACGTCGATACCATTACCGCCGTGCGTGTACGCTTCCGGCTCACCAGCACCCATGCGTGGACCAATACGTGGAGCTACACTTTCCCAGCCACCTTTTGGTTGACCTGTACGCCAAGCATTGATCCAAGCTTCATACTCGGCTAGCGAGCTAGCCTCGTAGTTTTGATTATCGACATTGGGCAAAGGAATCTTGCTCGGGCCATAGCCACGCTTAAGGGGCTGCCACGGATGATCTTCTAAATCTTCCATTCTAAGCTTGATTGCCGCCAGGGCAATCAGCTCTGGACGGCAGACAGCGAAGCGTTGAGAAATAGTGGCACGCGGCAAGAAGCTGAGGATGTCGCCAGTGTGCAATGTCAGTGTAGGTGTAATCTCGCCATCCTCAGTGACAATTACATTGCCGTGGGGAGCGGTAATGCAAAGCGAGTCATAACGAACGATGCCACGCCACATCCACTTTCCAGCGGCGTCACGTTCAAGCGTACCATTATTGATTCGCAAAGAACAAAGAGCAACACCTTCGGTATTTTCGGTATAGACGTGAGCACCCATAAGTGCGGGCTGGCCGGAACACACAAAGCGATTGTATTTCTTGCCATTATCAAGAGGCAAAATGCAAGAGAAGTCGCCGCGATCGACGACTCCCATCACAATAGTCAAGCTAGATTGTTTACGCATATTTCTTCTTCTTTTTTAACAGAACTCCGACATATGAGCCGACAAACAAACCAATTAAGTACGGTATAGCATGCTGCCAGTCATTCACAATCTCAATCGTAGCGAATAGACCGACTGCGGCAGTAGCCATACCCCAGAAGCCAGCACGAATCGGCCATTCCTTTTCGACGGCACTCATCCAGAGTACCCAGATAACATCTAGGCCGACGCCGACGAAAAAGAGCCACCAATTCATGTGCTTAGCTTCCTCTGAACGTTTTGCAACTGTCGAATCAATGCTTGTACCTTATGCTTACTTCGTCCAGTCACAACAAGAAACCAGCGAGTTGAGGATTCGCGTTCCTCGATTTTCCAAACGCCAAGGAAAAAAGGGATCCCATATTTGACAATTGTGCCAGTAAAGGGGTCACTCAAAATAACGTCCATGTCGTCATAGCCGGTCACTGTCATGTAATGGCCGATGCCGTCTTTCATAACGACATGGACGATTGGCAGTTGGTGTTTCGCCAACGCTTTTTTAAGCTTATTGAAATTCCCATGATCACTTTGTTTAAAATCAAACCCAAGGATCTTCAAGCCATGCTCAAAATCACTCATGCCGTTCTCGGTAGCACCAAGAACAACAGCCAGTTCACGATCGGTAAAATCCAAGCCAAACTGATAGTACAAAACCGTCCTAAGGCTCGCTGGGCCGCAACTCCAGCGAGTCTGTTGCTTGAATGGTTTTACATCATGAATGATCATTTCAGCAATTCAAACCTGCCCCTACCAATTACATCTTCAACCCTATTAGTCTTAACACCTGTTCTGTGATCCACGGCTCGCTGGTCGATGAAGTTATAAGTTCTAATCTTTTCTGTGCGACCACCGTTGCCAACCTGTTGTCGCTTAGCGGCTGCGGCCTTAGCGTTTATCCCCGCCACTTTTTCTTTTTCAAGTCTTGCTGCGAGAACCTTGAGTGCGAGCCGCTTATTGGAGTGCTGCTCTCTCCCATCAATAGTTACGCTAATACCAGTCGGATCGTGTCGGGCAACAACACAAGATTCTGTTTTATTGCGATGTTGACCGCCAGGACCGCTTCCCCTCTTAGTCATTATAGTCACTTCGCTCATATTGAGCTTAGTGACTAAAGCTTCCGAAGCCAGTTGCGTCACAGCGACCGTTACGATTGAGGTCTGTCGCCTCCCCCGTTTTTCCGTAGGTGGGACTCGCTGTACGCAATGTTTGCCAGCTTCGGCAGCAAAGAGACTGGCTGCGTTCGTTCCGCTAAAAACCAGCGATATCTTCCCTAAACTCCAATCTTCGTGTTCAAGCTTGCAACCATTGCTGTTTGCATATTTAACATAGGCCAATCCAAGATTCTCGCAGAACAACTTAGAGTCTGTTCCGCCCTCACCGGCCTGGATCTCAAAGACAGACGGCGTGCGATCCGTCAACGTATGAAGTTTTCATAATGTTATCTCACTAGTATGTAGCCATCGTGGCAATGTATAGTAACACATAAAGCGGCCACGGTCAATAGATTTTTCAGAATGAATAGCCAAGCGTGAACATGAATAGGTTGCTATCCGTGGGCGGTTCGTTAATCCAGATGTCTTCGTCTTCGCCCCAGAACGTACGTCGATACATGATACCACACGTATAGTGTTCGTCAAACAGAAAATTCAGTCCCGTTTGTGCATAAGGCGAGTACGCCACGCTACGATCGGAAAACTCTCCCGCATACGTAACGTCTACTTTTGTTTTAAGGGCGGTAGCAGAGAGCCCACCACTTACGTACACTTGAAAAGAATCGCCAAGCATGAAGTTCTTTCGCATACCGATAGAAAGTTCTTCAATGCGTGACTTGGTGTAATTCACGGGACGATTCACGTACTGATCGTCCCGTGAAGTGTCGTCACTGACAATCAGTGAGAATTCTGGTCCGAATCCTTCTTGTCCAGCTAGGTGAGCCTGGATACCGACCGCAACTTGTTGGTCCGTTTGTTCCCAACTTTCACGACTATCAAAGTCACGTACACCGGCCATCAAATCAACGTGAGGTTGATTAATGCTACAGGAAGCGAAAAGAAGAGCAAGTAGAAATTTCATATGATTGTCTCAGGATTAAAGATGTTGATTGGCTTACCAGCCTTCTGAGCGAACCCCACCGTGTGTGCGGTTCCACCCTTTGTGCCGTTCCAATAAGCTACAAGCTCGTCGCAGGCATTCACAAGATCTATGTCGCGATCAAGCATAGCTTGAATCGCAGACGACTTATCCGTAATTTCAGCATCACTGTGAGTGTATCTCACTTCAACGCACTTATCAAGAAGGTTCCGCAAATGCTTGCGGCCTGACACCGGCCAGAGCTTATCAAAGCTCGGAAATGGCAGGATTGCTACTACGGGGATTTCCAGGTGGTGTCCCACTTCCATCCAAAACTGGTCGATGCCATTGGCACCACCTGAATAGATGGTTACGTCGCCATGTTCGGCCTTTAGCCGCAACAATGTATCTCTCATGTGGCGACGTATTGCCCTGTGCTTTTCGCACGGAGCGTACCCGCCTAACTTAGGAGGTCTATGACCTGTTGCTGAAAAATGTCGCATATCTTATAGCTTCTCTACCACAATCCCCGCTTTGCGTAATAAGGCGAGCCCTTCGGCGAGCCTATATTCTTCGTCGTACACTACTCGCTTGATACCGGCCTGAATGATCATCTTGCTACATTCGTAGCATGGGGAGCAGGTGACATACAGAGTAGCATCCTGCGAGCTATTTGTTGATTTAGCAATTTTCGCGATAGCATTCGACTCGGCGTGCAAGACCTCGGGCTTTGTAACTAAACCATCATCAGTTTCACATTGATTATCTGCACCGCTATAAGTGCCGTTGCATCCCTCGGCAATAATGTGACCATCGGTCACCACAATGGCACCGACCTTCTTACGTTCCGCATAACTTAGAGCCGCTATGGCTCTAGCACAATGCATATACGCTTCATCCAGTTTTCTTTGTGTCACCATGATATTTAATCGTTATGTTAACGGCTGCTTCGCTAATTCGCTTAAAAACAACTGCTGGAGGCGTTTCTGTGGGTTTATGATGTACTACAAACAATTCGTTTGCCGCTTCATTCATTAACTGATTCGCTTCATGCATCTTAACCATAGCAACTTGAATTTTTACACATGCACGCAGATATTCTAGTTTAGCCTTGACGTGATTAAAAGACTCTTGTAGTCCAGCAATGCCTCGTCTCGCAATGGTAGCTTGCGGCTCATCTACCATCAGATACTCGCCGTGTGTACTAGTTGGATGACAATACGATATCAAAGCACCATTAATGTCTTCGGCATCAATAGCGACACCACTAAACTTATGAATGGCGAGATCAAATTCATGTGCAGCAAACTGCTCAAGACATTCCTCATCAATGAATTCTAATTCGTCTTTTGTTGACGTGTAAACATAAAACCTCATCACACTCTCCCTAACTTAATGAGAATGGTGAGTAACTCGTGTAACCGAATTTCAATCTCGTTCTGTTCTGTCGGACGTAGTTTTTGTGTGGCAAGACGCTTGATATGTTCTGCTGCTTGCACATCAATTGTTTTAATAGCCATGTTCGTTTGAGCCTGTTCATTCCATCCATTAAGTAATGCTGTAGCAATACTTAATGCAAGTCCAAGTTCGGGACGACTGGCCACAAGCAATCCAAGGCCAGTCTTGATCGCGGGATTATTTAGTACGTCATTAAGTGTATCATTCATACCAATTCCATCCTGGCTCGTTCGACAGACCGAGACGCTTCAACTCTTTTTTGTTCAATTGTTTAATAGCACGAACATAACGTTTCGGAAGCAATTGCATCTTGCGTTCACCAGGAACATACCGATACTCCAGTTTCTCGGTCGGTATCGTAAAGTATTCGCCTTCAAACCAGCAATCATTAACACGGGTATACGGACGACCATCAATCACGCACAGATCAGGATCTAGCTGTCTAGATCTCCATGGTCCTTCACGCTTCTCGCTAACACGTCGAAGAATACCTTTAGTATCATAATAATAGTGATGTGTGTAAGGACGAAGAGACATCTCGATTTCGGACACAACCTGACGATCAATGTGATCACGCAGATGCTTGCCATTGAAATTACGACAATCTGTAACGGCACAAATTTCAGAATACACTTTTGACCAGGGGCGATCAACGTTCTGCTTTAAAAAGTTGTATAGGGGAGTCAGATAATCGCGAGGACCATCGTCCCAGCCATAAAAACGCCCCTTCATGTTGTCGCGATCGGGAGCATTTTCAAGATCACGAAAACGATTCTTCTTGTAGGTATACCTCGAACGGCTATGTCCCTTGGTAATCAATTTCGCCATATCTTTACGCATAAATTACACCTTAAAAGTCAGCTCTAGTCCACGAGGAGTTTCTACATATCTTACACGAATGTTGATAACACAGTCTTGATCATTCGTCAAGCGAGAACGCACAAACGCTGCGAGCAAAGACTTCGCAGTGTTAATAGCAGCTTGCTGAGCCAAATTAGCATTCTCGCCATTAATGACTCGGCTGCTACGGATCTTACCGTTCTTGATTGTGAACTCAGTTACATACTTAGTGTTTACTCGCATACTTGATGATACCTCATTTGCAATGACTTGTCAACTGGAAACAGTCATTGCGGCCAACTTGTTGCAGACCCAGAAGATTTTTCCATGCTAGTGTTGCCTCTAATTTCGTCAATTTCGAAGACCTATTTCTGTTGCCTACAGCCGGAAACATGACTAGCTTACGAGCATCAAACTCCGCAGGAATCATGTAAGAACCAGTAAATCCTGCCTGATCACCTATATTCAAAAAATGCGGCAAACCAAAAACGTGTCCTAGTTCATGTAGAGCGACGACGTGAGCCATTTCAGCATCTAGCTCCAAGATCGTACGACTTAGTGCCAATAAGTTTTGACTCCAATCCCAAAAGCCAAGTATTTGAGGTGGTTGATTGTATGGTGGGGCATGGATGTCCACAATGTGAACCCGAATGACGCCACGTTGATTGGCCATCGAATCCAGATTGAATGGAAAGGTTGCCGGTGGCTCCAATAAAACCGCACACTCAATTGGTAGCACGTCAGCCCATTCACGAAGAGCGTTCTGAAATGCTTGACTTGTTACTGGAGCTTGAGCGACTTCCTGTGTAAAGAGAACAAAATTGACACGCACAAAGTATGCATCAGGTTCATGTACTACGTTTACCACTTGTTCAGGTAACGCTGTAGATAGAATTCTTGGCTCGGCTTTTGGGGATGTGGTACATGCCATCATCAAAATGGCAAACGGTCCAACCATTAACTTAATCATGCCCACGCCTCCCGTCGAGAGTGTCCTATCGTAAGAACCACGTTAGATTAAACTAACATTAGCACGGGAGGCGGCTTAAAAAGAGGGAATATCAGTTGGCCTGTGTATTAGACTAATGATGCCGCGACAAGATATTAGCTTAGATAGCTAGTCACACTCGGCTCCGCCTATGTTCTTCTCAGCCTATGCTGAACTATAGTTACATGGTTTTAGCGGTTTGGTAAGTAAAATGATGGATTTCCCAGAAAATGGAAATTAAATTAGTAACTACTGAAGAGTTGGCAACCCTTGAAGGGTCGTTACCGGATAACACTCTGGTAATGGCTTTCAAGATGGTGGCATTTGGCCCCAACACATTGGCCGAGGCAGAACGACGCGGATCAAAAATTTGTGAAATTGCTGCCCAACAGCCCATGTTTTTCATTATTGGTGAGTCACCGGAAGGGTTGAGGCAGACCATGCATGACCTCGTTGACCGCTTTTGTAACACAAGTGAAGGTAAGAACAATGAATCAACGCATTAGTCGTAGTAAAGATAACAAGAACAACCTCAATTTTGTATCCATCAACACTGGCGGACACACCGCTCGTCACGCTCCAAACGAAGATCCACAAGTGCAAGTACCTCAAAAAATCACTGGCGAACTGAAGCCGGAAGTGTCACAGGGCATCGCCAAAGCTTCACCTAATTTCAAGCCCATTACTCCTCCTGCTAAAGCAATGGACAAGATGGACGAAAAGAAGATTATTTGCGAAAACTCAACGACGGTTACGGATAGCGAAAAGAACGACATTAAGGAATGACTTTTGTAGTCGCTAGTAGCGGTACCCCAGCTTACAGTGACATCAGCGACATCGTTGAGGCATTGATTAACACTGAGGGCAGACGATATCCTATTCCTGGCTATGATCATGAAGATATAGCTCAGGAAGTTAGGGTTGAGTGTCTTCGTGTTTTGCCGTTTTTTGATTCTGATCGTATTGGCCCTTCGCCATACAAGTATTTGCAGACATGCGTGCGTAATTTCTTGTATAATATGCGTAGAGGTATTTGGGTACCAAATAACCCACCATGTGTTCGTTGTCCATTGTGGGATCGCATGAGACGAACATGTACTATAGATGAAATAGGATGTGATAAGATCGTGCAGTACAGAGAAAATATGGCGGCGAAGGCCGACTTACGTAGACCCTCGTCTCTTGAAGACGATGTACTAGACAATAATCAGGACGAACTAACTGATGCTATGCTACTAGATCAGAGTATTCGCGGCGTACTGCCACCTCGTCTTATTCCTTTTTATGAAAAGATGCTGGTCGGAGAAAAGATATCCGCCAGAACTAAACGAGAAATTCGTTTGATTGTGACGGAGATTATTAACAATGCCTAAGATGTTCCCTCAAGACGAGAAAGACCTTGTTATTCAACTTTCCAAGCAAGGCAATACTTACGTTGACATTGCCAAGATGATGGGAGAAAAATTTCCAGAATCTTGGAATAGTAAGACCGCTGCTCGTTCTGTGGCTCGCATCCTTAAGGGCAAGAATGACGATAGCGATGACGAAAAGACTCTAGACGAGATGACACGCGATGAGCGTGCTACTTTCATTGAAAATAAGCTACAGAACACGCCACGCTTTAAGTTGGCGTTCCGCAACTTCAATGATGAAGAACGAGAAGTGTTCGTTGAAGAGTACATTAGCGTTATTAAGTCAACTGAGAGTTTGACAGAAGTAGAAGAACAGGCTTTGTTTGCTTCTGTACTAGAACTTGTTCTTGCTTTTCAAGCTCTTGCACGAAAAGAACGAGAAGAAAGATTATTTGAGCGTTCTCAAGGCGGCGAAATTGAAGAAAACGATCCTCAGTATCGTCGTTTTGTTGATGAGAGATATCATAAAGAATACAACGCTCATATGAAGCTGTACCAACAGGGTATGGAGCAACTGAAGATGAGTCGTTCACAGCGTCTTCAGGCTGTGCGTTCGCAGAAGCAAACGCTTGTCGATCTAGCACAGGAACTTTCGTCACGTAATGCTCAAGCAGAAGTAGCAGAAGAAGTTGAGCGTCTTTCTAAGGCCAAGGATTCGGAGTTAAAGAAAATGATTGAGAGTGGTCACATTTACGGTATCTTCGAGGACTACAAATGAAGATTGCTATGCTGTATGCATCATGGGAGAATTTTGGAGAAACTTGGTCTACTCCAATGGGCATCAAGCAAGAATTCATTTCTCGTGGGCACGAAGTAAAGGCTTTTAACCTTTATCATGCGGATGGTGACTTCTTGCCCAAGCGTAAGGAACGTTCATATTCAAATGACTCTATCAATCGTTTGATGTTTGAATTTCGTAATGGCATCTATAAGCCAGATGTTATCTTCTTGATGGACTATGGTCCATGGGATGCGATGCAATTTGATAAACAATACTTTCCAGGCGTCGTTTTGATTAATGAAGCTGGTGACGAACCTCAGTCACACCGTATGATGTGGCCAAAGGGACCAAGGGTACATGCGGTACTTTCTCCTGATTGGCAATGTGTGGAGCACTACAGGCAGTTTGGTATCATGGCTGAACACTGGACGCATCACGCAGATGAGCGACTCTTTCATCCCCGTCCCGAAATCAAGGAAGAGTTTGATTGTGTTACAACTTGTGGTCCAAGAGGCAATGGCTTGACAGAGGTTGTTAAAGCTGCTCTTGGACCACAATTTAGTAACGAACGTTACTTCTATGGTGATGATCACGCAAAGCGTTTGTGTATGGGCAAGATGGTATTTCAGCACTCACAGTATAAAGAGATTACTCGTCGCATTTTCGAGGGTATGTCCTGTGGCAAGATGGTCATTACAGATCGTCTTCCATTAGAGACTAAACTACAAGAATTATTCATCGAAAATGAAGACGTTGTGTATTATGATTCAGCAGAGGATGCTATCGAGAAGATTATACATTACGCCTCTAATGATGTAGAACGTATTCGTATTGCTACGAATGGCTACAATAAAGTAATGGCACGTCATACCGTTAAGCGACGAGTGGACGTGTTTGAAGAAGTGGTTAAAACAATTCAGAAAGACATAATTATATGAAAAGATTTCTTGTAAGCTTGATTGCTGCTATTCCCCTAGCGTTTGGTGCTATTGCGTTCACGGCACCGTCTACGACGCAGACTGGTCCGCCAGTGCCCGGACCCACTAATCCATACTGCAATTCGACTAATCTGCATCCAGTACCAGTTGGTGTATGCCCAGAAGGCTTTGCTATTGATCCGGCCTGTATGGCTAACTGTTATACGAAATTTGAAAACGATGTGCGTGAAGCTTATGATCACGCATGCATTCGGTACGCTAGCCTGAATAATTCTTGGTCGCTTGGAATGAGTGCGGCTGTTGTTACTCACGCTCTTTGTGTTTTTGATTCCACGACTATTGAGCAAGTTATCGTTTGTGACAACACATTAGTCAGTACGGTTGTTACGCTAACTGATAATCTTAACGAGGGTCGTGCTGACGTTGCTCAGAGTCTAGCACGTTCGATTGCGGGAGCTACAGCCGCTTATCAAAGATGTATTTCTTACTGCTGCACGGTTATTGAAGATGAGCAGTGATATTTACTCGTAATGACCTCTAGCGACAGACATTTGACGAATGGCGAACCCCGATGGGACTATGGCGTGCAACGCTATAAGTCCCATCGGGACGTTTTCTTTGAGCCGGGATTGATCTCAATTCTGTTCTTGGCCTGCGGTCGTTATGATGTAACAAAAAGATGTCTACTCGCGACAGTAGATTCTGTCGCTCGCAGTCCATTGGAAGTAGAATGGATCTTCATTGAAAACGGTCAATGTGAACAGAATTATAAGCTATTTCAAGAGATTAATCTTGAAAGAAAAGTAATAGTGCGTCAACGTAACTACGGTATTAATCAAGGTCTGAATCAAGCATGGGGATTGTCGCGTGGTGAGTTTTGTCTTATTCACGAAAATGACTGGGAGGTTCGCCAGAGCGTGGACTTCTTGTCGATTGCTTACGACATCATGCAAGAACAACCTGATGTTGGTGTATTGCAATTGAGAGCAGTTCACGACCCATGTGAAAACTGGGGCCTTGGCAAACCAAAATATTTGCCATGGTCATGCAGTAATGAAATGCTTGAGAAGGCGAATGTACGTCTATGGCTTGAGAGTACGCAAACCGGCCATCATTATCAGATCGCCAATTTCCCTAATGGGTTTAATAATAATCCAGTTATCATTAGAAAAAGTCTGTATCGAGAGTGTGGACCATATCCCGAAGCGGACTTAGGATGCGACCCCCGCCACGGTGAGACTGAATATCAGGAACGTGTGGCGAAAACCGGATGTGCGACTGCACACATTGGTATTGAACTTTTTTATCATTGTGGTCAGACGACCACGAAAGCGAACTAATATGAATGTAAAACAAGGCGATCTTGTCAATGTTAATGGCGTTGAGTCCATCGTGGAAACGTCATGGGGACAAGGCAAGCACAAGATTTTCAAGCTAGTTGATGGCCGTCAAATTGCCGATCTTGATAAGCTTGTTGTTTCTGGTCAGGCGACTATTGTAGCGGCACCAATTCAGTTGGTAGCCGAAGATAAGCCCAAGAAGACATGGAACTTGTGAAGTCTGATCTACCTAAGCTTCCGACTCTTATAGTTGATACGCGAGAGCGAATTCCTTTCGACTATGAGGGCGAAGAGGAATTTGAAGCTATTGTTCACGAGAAGTTAGATGCCGGTGACTATTCCTTAAAAGGAATGGAGCACATTATCGTCATTGAGCGAAAAGCAACCGCTGATGAGCTATTCAATAACTTCACGCAGAACAAAGATCGTATTTATGCGGAGTTTGAGCGTTTGCGTAATCACAAGATCAAGATTATAATGATTGAACAGTCTTGTGAAGATATTTGTAATCCACGCAATTATTATGTGAATAAGAAGGGCATCAATAAGGCGAGTGTGAATATGCCCGTTGCTGTTGTAGCTGCCAATCTTAACACATTGATGTTAGAGTATGAAGCTCAAGTCATCTTTGCGGGCTCTAAAGCCCGCAGCATGACCAAGAACATTTTGCTTGCTGCATATAAATTGCACAGACAAGGTAGATTGTAATGGGACTATCTGCTGGTCAGATTAGACGCTTGAGCGGCTCTGTGTGGAGCACGACATTCAAACGCGAAGATATCATGCGTATCTTTGATCAGTGTGGCCCGGCACAATCCGTGTACCACATGGCCAACTTTAACTTGGCGTGGTTTGTACAGAAGGTCTTTTGTAACCAACAAGGTAAACCCTTGAAGCTACTTGCGTTTCAGCAAGTGATGCTTCAAATGTTGTGGTCCAAGAAATTTCCTATGATTCTTGCCACTCGTGGTGCAGGTAAAACATTCATTCTAGCCCTTTACGCTTTGCTCAGAGCTATCTTGATACCTGGATCAAAGATTGTTATTTGTGGTGCTGGCTTCCGTCAAGCCAAGCTGGTATTCAAGTATATTGAACAGCTATACGAAGCTTCGCCGTTAATCAAAGAAGCTCTAGAGCAGTGGGGTGGTCCGAAATATGGATCGGACATGGCTACGCTTCGTGTTGGCCTATCTGTGATTCAAGCTATTCCTATCGGTGATGGCGAAAAGATTAGAGGTATTCGTGCAACATGTTTGATCGCCGATGAGTTTGCGTCGATCCCAGAAGAAATCTTTGATATCGTTATTGCTCCCTTTACTGCCGTACATGCAAACCCCGAAGAGCGTGCTGCTAATGCCGCGTTCGTGAATCGTTTAATTGGCCTTGGAGCACCAGAAGAACTGATCGCTGCGATTCGTAGCACACAGGGATTCGGTAACCAGATCGTTGTGTCTGGCACACCATCGTACAAACATAATCACTTTTACAAGCGTTATGGTGTGTACAAGATGTTCATTCAATCGAAGGGTGATGTTAAAAATCTCAAGAGGGCTTTGGAAGAAAAGCATCTTGCGGCTACTGGACGTACACAAGATATCACGGAAGATGACTTGAAGAACGCTGAGAAGACGTGGCGTCATTACGCCATCTATCAGCTTCCTTACACTGCCTTACCAGAAAACTTCCTAGACGAAGACAACATTCGCTCTGACCGTGCTGCATTTCCAAGACATCGTTTTGCGATGGAGTACTTGGCTCAGTTTCCAGACGATACGGACGGCTTCATTAGGCGATCGTGGGTTGAAAACTCTACACCCAAAGCTCCAAATGAAGAGCCGATTTATTGCGAATTGTATGGCGACCCTCGTGCTGTTTATGTAATGGGTATTGACCCTGCTCGTTTTAATGATAACCTTGGTGTTGTCATCTTGAAGTTGACCGCTCGTGGAAAAGAGATGGTTTACTGTAATGCATGGGACAAAACCGAATTTGGTGTGTCTGCTCAAAAGATTCGCGAAATTGTGAAACGATTCAACGTCTCTTATATTGCTATAGATACTGGTGGCGGTGGCGAACCTATTCGTGAATGGCTATGCAAGAAGACAGATGATGTACAACCGGAAGACTTCATTTGGGTAATTCCTGATCAAATGGAGAAGTTTACAGGTGATAAGTCTGGCATGGGTGCTCCGGGCAAGAAGATCCTTGAAATGGTGGATTTTACGACTACCTGGATTTCTCAATCTGCTCACGGCGTTGCCTCGGACGTGGAACAGTGCAACATCTTGTTCCCTCACCGTGCTGATGAAGCTAGGGTCTACGATCAGTACGCTCGTCACTTTGGTGTATCTGATGTCTCGGATAGTGAAAAAGAACGTCTCCAGCAAGATATTTGGGGCGTGGACGACTGGGATGCTGAACGTGCCACGAAATCTTATGGCGAAAAGTTTGTACCTCGTATGGGTGCGATGCAACACATTAATGAATGCATCAATGAGATGTGTGCTATCATGCGTTCAGTTAGTCCTAAGGGAACAGAAAGTTTTGAACTACCTAAACTTTCCGAGCAGCCAGAAGGTCTTGACATGAGACGCCGTGACCGTTGGTCCGCTCTTATGTTAGCTAATTATGCTGCTAAGGTTTTCATGGGTACAGGACATAAACCCAGACAGGGTACGCCCAAGACACGTACTCAAGCTGGTCGTGGATATACAAGTCGTAGTCGCCGTCGTGGGTCCGTAGGTTACTGAGTCTTAGTGTAATCAATTGTACCGCGATACAATCGGCTCCTAGGTACTTCAAATGGCAAAACGCACAACATCAACTCGCAATGTAACGCCTAGTAGAGCTTCGCCTCAAGCTATGTTAGCCGCTACCGAACGTTCAAACGCTCGTGCTGCTCGTCAAAAAACAGAGGGATACTTCTATGGTAACATGGGAGATAGTATTGAGCGTCGTCACAGTGGGTTGGACGGTTCGCCTTTTGGTGGTTTTGGCAACGGCAGTGATGCTGGCCAGGGCACAATGGGTGCTGGCTCATCTTGGAATGCACAAGGTTTTGGTAACTACTTTGGCACCGGCCTTCTTAACGGCTTTGGTCGCATGTCTGGAGGAGCCGCTGGCGGTGCGTCAGGTGGCTTTACCTATTTAAAGCGTTTCTCTTCGAACGCTGCCTTCAATCATGGCATCATCGCTCAATGTCACATGGCCTATCTTGGCTATGGTATTGTTCGCAATATTGTAGACCTATATGCCGACTTCGCCACCGAAGGTGTAGAAATTGAGCATCCCGACGCTTCTGTGCGAAATTTCTATCGTACGTGGGCTCGTAAGATTGGCCTTGAAGAGCGTTGTCATAACATGTTTCTCAATCTGTTCGTTTCAGGACAGACGTTTGTGCATCGTCGTTGGGCCACTCTTGATGAAGGCTCTAAGAGAGCAATGAAACGTTCAGAGGCTTCCGAGAATATTGGCGACACTCTGATCGTGCGTGGTAAGACACGAGATACTTCAATTGAAGCTCGCGAAAACGATTTCATTGATTGGTTCCTTTCGAAGAAGGGCAACGAATATATCAGTGATCTTACAAAGGCAGACAAGAAGGTCGTTGGCGATGCACCGCCCTCTGCAAGCGAAGAGGGGTTGCCACAGAATACTTCCAAGCAGATTCCGTGGGGCTATACGTTTCTGAATCCGCTTCAAATGGAGATGCGAGGTCGCAAGATTCGTGGTGACTCATACTGGGTCATGGCCCTAGATAAGCGTGATGCCCTTGATGTAGCTCGCGGCCTTGGCATGCGAAGTTCTCAGGATTTGGGGACGACCGAAGTGAATATCCCTCGTGAGTTTCTCACTCGCATGAATTCATATCAAGGTCCCGGTTCTGGTTATTCTGCCGAGATCAAGCTTACAAAAGAAGAGTTGAGTGTCGTTCAGGCACCCGGTAAGTTTGATTGGTTTGACTGGGCCGTACCGTTTGTCTACCCGGCTCTACAAGCCTTGTACTTCAAGGACTGTCTACGCTCGATGGAAATTCGTGCATGTCAGTCTATCATTAATGCCGTTTTCTTGTATAAGCTTGGTAATCTCAAAGAAGGTTTTCCAGCAGAAGATGAACACTTTGAGCGTCTAGCAGACATGTTGCAGATGCCTGGATCGGTCATGAATATTCTATGGAATGATCAGATTTCAGCCGAAGTGATTCAACCAAAAGTTGAAGGTATTTTTGACATTGACAAGCACAAGTCGGCTGATCACGATATCATGACCGCACTAGGCGTTCCTGAAGTCTTGACTGGTGGTGGCGGTGGAAGTTTTTCGAATTCGTTCATTGCGGTATCGACCGTATTAGAACGTCTTGAATCCTATCGTAATCAAGTTAAAGACTGGCTCATGGGAGAAATGAAGATCGTCGCTGATGCGATGGGATTCCAAAAACTACCCACTATTAGATTTGGCAGAACAAGTCTTCAAGATGAGAAGGCTTATCAAGCTTTCGTCACTGGTCTTTATGACCGTAACATTTTGTCTGCCGATACACTTCTTCGTCAAGCTGATACAACTGTTGATACAGAGGTAGCCAAGCTGAAGGAAGAAAACAATCTTCGTGAACAGGGCGTTCTTGAAATGCGTGGACCGTTTGTCAAGTCAGACAACAAGGACGGCGTTCCTCAGCCACCGCCAAAGCCGGTCGCACCAACAGGTATTGACGGCAAGAAGACTCCAAAAACACCCAATGGTCGTCCCGCTGGAACGCCAACTGGCCCGACTGGAAAACAAGACAACCCTCGCAAGCCCAAGGGGCAGGGAATTGCCAAGCTTTCGAAGCTATTAGAATTGCACGATGAACTTTCTGAGCATGGTCGTTCTATCTTGGCTCGCCTAGAAGAATTCGTCGGCGACAGATATCTTCAAACAAAAGCAAAAGATAATCCTAATCTTAAGCATTTAAAGCAACTCAAGCTTGAAGAGCGTGAACGCCTGGAACAGATGATTTACAATGTGTTTAGTCACATGCCCGCTCCTGATAGCGATTCTCCGCTGAGCGACGATTTTATTGTAAACATGTTGCGTTCTGACGCCGCTGAGACAGTTAAGGTAGATGTACTTAATATCTATACTGACAAGGTTGCTCAGTATAGCAAGTCGTTTGGTAAAACTCCTACTCGCGAGATGCGACGCCAGTTTATGGTGTCTGCTTGGACTCAAAAAGCAATCAAACAACACGTAGCACAAAAACCTGATGCACTGAGAGTATAGTTTTAGCGTATTGTACATTACGGACAAAGCTACTGTCGGTGCTGTCCCAACACACAGCACGAAGAATATTAGCTGTTCTAAGGATAAACAATGAATTACGAGCAAGCATTCCGCAATATGGCCAAATCTCTGAATACCGGAGATATGAGCCTAGATCAAATCGGTCAGACGCCTGAGTCTCGCCCGCGTCAGGTTTACGTACCTTCTGATTCGATCACGGAAGGTTTTATTAGTGGTAGTATTGCTGGTCAGGTGTCGCCTAGACTGTTAGACAAGAAGGATCACTTTCCAGTCTTTACAGAAACTCAAGCACGTTCCAGTATGTCACGAGCAATGCAGTTGACAGAAGTTCCTGTCTGGTATAGCGGCAACATGGATGATCTTCGAAGAGAGGTCTATATGGGGATTGCCAAGGTCCATCCTGATCTTGTAGACATTGAAGTTAATGTTCCCGCGTCACGTATTGTTGCCCTGTCAGACGGCATGACACCAGCCGAACAGAGCAAGAAGTCTATTGACAATCCAGCCGACGTTCAGAAGACTTTGGTTCCTGGTGTCAAGCGTCCAACCATCACGACTGCCGACGTTTTGAAGGTGTGTGAGAATGACGACATGCGTGTTGCAATTGCTGGCAAACTTCTAGAATGCATCGAAAATCAAGAAGCTGATATTGCTGGTGCCAAGAAGATGGCTCAAGTTCTTTTAAAGAAGGGCTTGAGTTCCGAGGAGTTCGATTTGCTTAGCACTTACTTGCAAAGTGATATTTTGCGTGAACTGATGTACAATTCAAAGTCTAACGCATCGACGGAAGTACGTCGTCGTGCCCTTCTAGACCGTTTGAAGCCAGAAAACAAAAATGACTGAAAACCAAGAAGAAGGTGAAGTAAAATGTCAGCTCCTCTAAATTCTGGATTCAGTAACAACATCAACGTGATGCAGCTTCGTTCTAGTGGAACAAGTTTACAACGTGTGACTGATCGTACTATCGGCAACATCACTTCGCTTGCAACAGATCCGCCGTCTCCTCCGGGACTGGCACGTACTGTCATTGGCACGAAGGTAGATACTGATGGCGGCGTTGCTCACGACAATGAAACTACTGTAGAATTCACAGAAGGTGGCAACTAATGTGGAAACGTGAATATTTGTCCCGCAATCGCGGGCTGCAAGCTGATATATTCAGCGACGCAATGAAGGCCGCTGGTGCAAGTCCCGTCATTGCCGACACCCATCATTCCATTTTAAAGCCAAAGAATGTGCCCGTTTGGAATCATCGTCCAGCGACGCCAGCAGAAGAAGCTCTTTATATGGGTACGCACATTCATGCGGAATCTAATCCTCTTGGATTACATACTCACGTTAAGGGTGGTAAATTAACTGGTGGACATAGCCACGGACCTCAAAATCGTTTTGGCGGACATCATCACAAAAAAGGTGCAATTGAAATATCTGTTTTGATTGACGGTTCGCACATTCATGAGGCTGGTCGTAATTACCCGAACGGTGATCACGAGCACTGCCCTGAGAATTTTGGCTGAGTCTAACCGACTTTTAGTTTATTGGTTATGGGATGAAATACAAAACCCAGTTATATTCGAAAGCGACGCTTCTCAAGCCTCAGACTGATAAGTTTAAGTCTGTTGCTTCGTCGCTAAAGGATAAGTACGGCTTTGATCTAAAGCCGCAAATGGATCTTTTGTATCTTGAATCGTGTCTTGTTTCCGCTGGCATTCGAGCCGGTGTTAACGATAACGATGACATCTTCACTCGTGAAGAGTGTTGGGCTGCTCGTCACACACCTGTATTGAAGCCCTTTAATTGGCAGCATCAGGACAAGGATATTGTTGGGGTCATTTATACGGTTCAAGCCCGTGATCTCAATGGAAACGTTCTTGATATTCATGACGAGAATGTACCAGAAAACGACTTCGATCTTTGGACAGAAGCCGTTATCTTCCGCTTGATTCATCCAGAACGTGCCCGCGAGGTTGAAGCTCGTGCGAAGGCAAATGATCTGTTTGTTTCTATGGAAGCTTGGTTTGACGATTACAGCTATGGACTGTACGGCAGTAATGGACTGTCGAAGATCGTCGCCCGCAATGAGAAAACCTCTTTCCTTGATAAGCACTTGCGTGCCGCCGGGGGAGCAGGAAAATATTATGATCCTGAGTTGGGTCAAGATATGCGAATTGGTCGCGTCTTACGTTCTATTACGTTTGGCGGATGTGGTTTGGTTGACCACCCAGCAAATAAACGTTCTGTTATCACGTCTGTTGATGTGATGTCAAGCGTAGCTGAGCAAGATCAGATTGAACTATTTCTGCAACAACTAATGGAATCGGAAGCAAATCCTTCACAGGAGTTAGCCGTAATGAACACACAAGCAAATGTAAATCAGCCTAATGTTGAGACGGCTATCGAATCCGTACTCGACAAGCGTGATCAGGTAGCTGCAAAGGCAGCCGCAGAGAAGGCATTGCAGGCCCGTGCAACTACAGCAGAAGTAACGAGCAAAGAACTCGAAGCTAAGAATGCTGAGTTGAACAATGCCCTCGAAGTCAAGAGCCAAGAAGTCCAGTCTTTGAACGATCAAACTGCCGCGTACGACGCTGCTGTTAAGAAGTTGGTCGAAGAGCATGTGACTGCTGGTGCGACGAATGACGTACCGCCTGAGATCTCTAAGATCGACTTGGCGAAGACTGGTGCGGACGCTTTCGCTGCAAAGATAGCTTGGATTTCGCAATCGCGTGCAGCTCTCGCCGCTCGTGCCGCTCGTGCTGATGAGCTTGAAGCCAAGCTTGCCGAAGCGGAACTAGTCGTGCGTGAACAGGACGTTCGTTCACTTCTGAGTGATGTAATGTCAGAAGAAGCAGTTGAAGCTTTTGTTGCTCATGCTACCAAACTCGATAATGACGGTTACTTGCAGTGGCGTGACATGCAGGAACTAATGGTCATTGAGGTTGCGAAAGCAGCGACGACAAGCACAGAAGATGAAGATGAAGATGAAGATGCTCCTGTCGCTAAGAAGGGCAAGATGCCGTTCCCGCCCAAGAAAGGTAAGGAAGCTAAGGCTGCCAATCCTTTTAGGGCTCTTCTAGAAAAGTATCATTCAGAGAGTACTGCCAATCCCGACACAAGTGTCGTGACTAATGGCGATCCTCTGATCAACTTCCCAGCCGGTACTGGCATCAACAGTGGTGTCAACTCTGGGCAGTTAAAGAATCCTCGTTACAAGATCGCTGGTGGTGCTGCCGGGAACGACCCTTCGAAGGTGCTGGAAACAGCTAAGCCCAAGAATGGCGTTTCTCTTGCCGGTGCTTCTCAAGCTGGTAGCGATGGAGAGGCCGTTAACCCATTCCGCGTTCTCGCGAGCTTGGTAACGGATTCTAAGCAAGAGAGTGAAGATAATGAAACCCAGCCTAAGGCTCAAAAGCCCGGCTTTGACCCAATTCAGTAAGGAGAGCAAACATGGCACTACAACCTAGTCGTCAAGTTTTCCAGACATACGTAGAAGGTACGTCATCTGGCGTCGCTGAACGCGGTGGAATCATGTCGTTCGTTCCTGGTGTTGCTGGGCTTGTAGCCTATGCTAACGCGGCTGCCGTTTCCGGTCAGCTTGTCCAACCGCTCGGTCTTCTTTTGGATGATGTTGAAAACCTCAACTATTACAATCATCCTGAATACCGTCAGCGTAACGTTGTGCCTCAGGGCAGCGTTGTGGGCATCTGCACGGAAGGTGAGTTCTGGACTGACTTTGTGGAAACGACTGGTCCGGGAGCAATCTCGGCTGGCACGTACGCCCCAGGTGATGTCCTTTACCTCGCCGACAACGGACAGGTATCGCGTAACAACGGAACGTTCAACAATGGTGCTACTGCTAAGCGTTTTGTAGTTGGTAAGGCCCTGTCTGCCCGTGGCAGCGACGGATTCCTAAAGGTCCGTATTGATCTCTGATAAGGAGCACAGACATGAATTTCCAACGTTATCCGCAAGAAGCAATTGATGCACTACGTGCTACGGCTCACGCCGATAGTGAAGTACGTGCAAAGGCCCAGAAGGCGTTCGCTGCTGAATTGCAGTGGCCGCTCCGTCAGGGCGTGTTTGATCGTGACAACCTAGGTGGTATTTACGAGAAGCAAGTTCTCGCACCGGGTGCCCAGGCCAACTATCCTCTCGACTTCGTGAAGCCGGGCGATGAAGATCAATTCATTGCCTTCGCGATGCCGAAGCAGGGTCGTGTTCCTGAGCGTCACGTTGAAGGCGACGAGCTGTGGGTTCCGACCTTCCAGATCGCCAATTCGATTGACTGGTCATTGAAGTACGCAAAGGAAGCACGTTTCGACGTGATCATGCGTGCGATCCGTGTGTACGAAGCTGGCTTCGTCCGCAAGATCAACAGTGACGGTTGGCGTACGATCCTTGGTGCGGCTGATGGCCGTGGCATGGTCGTAACGGCAAACGGAGCAGCTCCGTTCACGGGCTCGACGCTCACTCCGACTGCGGCTGCTGGACAGTTCACGAAGGAACTGATCAGCCGTATGAAGACGGCAATGACTCGTGGTGCAGGCGGCAACGGTAACAGCGGTCGTCTGACCGACGTTTACCTGTCGATGGAAGCAATGGAAGACATTCGCGGGTGGGACGTGGATGAAATCGACGAGTTCACTCGTCGTGAGATCTTCGTTTCGAAGGAATACGGCCTAGCTCAGATCTATGGCGTTGTTCTGCACGAAATGACCGAGTTCGGTGAAGGTCAGGAATACGAGAACTTCATTAAGACGACTCTCGGTCGTGCCCACCAGACGGTCAACTCTGTCACCTTGAAGGAGTTCGCCATTGGTTTGGACTTGAGCACGATGGACTCATTCGTGATGCCGATTCGTGAAGAGTTGCAGACCTATGAAGACCCGGCCCTCTATCGCGAGCAGCGTGCGGGCATCTTCGGATGGATGGAGCACGGCTTTGCCGTTCTCGATCCTCGCCGCGTGGTGATTGGCGAGTTCTGATATTCGCTAGTCGATGAATGATACATGGGCGGCGGCTGTAAGCCGCCGCCCATTTCATTAGTGTATTATCTATCAGAAGGCGGAACATATGGCTGGCGAAACAAAAATTCTCACTGTCGGTCAAGCTGCATCAGCCCTAGACATCTTTCTATCCGCTAACGGTGCTCCTGTTAGTGGACAATATGTAGGGTTTAGGCTATTTGACGCTGCTAATGCTTCCGCCGTTAGCGGCGTTGCACTTAATCCTGAACTAGGACATTATACTGGTTCTGGCTTAATTCCCCCTGGTTATCAACTAGGTAGTTGGCATATTGATTGGACGATCGTTACGCAGACAAATTCAGTAGTCTTTGCAAGCGAACCATTTCAAGTCCAAGATGTATTAGTTTCTATTGGCTTTGCACCGCCAACAGATAAGACATCGACAATCTATGATGCTGTACGTATTGACATTGGCGATCCCGAAGGTCATATCTTTGATGATAACTTTTTGCAGCACGTGCTTGTAAAAGCTGTTCGTAGACTGAATCAAGCCTTGGGGCTTTCGCGAACATCTAGACCTCAAGGAATCCCCGGTGGATTTGGTGGTCCTAAGATCCAGGTCGCTGAACTTACAGTCGATGTTGAGGCTGGTACTATTGAGCCCAACAATGATGAATTGTGCGACTTGATTATTCTTCAAATGGAATACATCATTATCACTGCTGAGACATCTGCACTCAAGAGACTTGGGGCGTCTTTTGCTTCTGGTCCATTTGCAACTGTTGTAGGTGGTATTGGCAATGAAGGTATTTCGGTGACAAATGCCGACGGCGTGACGGTCAACATTAGTACTGGTCGTCTACAGTTCCGTACGACACTTCAACGTTTGGACGTTGAGACACGTAAGGAAGAACTTGAAACAGCAATTAAGCGTTTCTTGGGTCGTCAGACGGGGAATTACGGAAAATTGGTGTATTAGACACGATGCTAGTTCATTGCAAAACCCCCCGTGGTGTACTGTATATCAATAACGAACCTATTTACGGTAGAGAAGATATGCACGATCCAGTTGATGTACCTTTTCAAGTCTATGAAAAGTGCAAAGATGCACTTGAAGACGCTACATATCGCGAGGGTTATCTTCGTGATAAGTTCGGATGGAATCAAGGTGAGATTGCGTTCACATATAGCGAATTGAAATGGCTACCTGAAAATACACTTCGTAAAATCGCCAAAGGAATTGGAACGAACGCCAAGAGAACTACTAAGAAGCAATTGGTACAAGATATTACACGAGCCCTTAGAGATGTCATTAAGACCTGATCGTCAGACTCAGCAAGTCAACATTGATTTTCCTTGTCCATGGACACAGGAACGTGGTGGTGTTTTGGGTTGGGCTCAGGCTTCTGGCATGTACTACCTTGAGTATGCTTTTGATCCTAGTGGTGTGCATATTGCCGGTTTACAACTCAATGATATTGAGAATGTTAACATGACTCGTCAACCGTTTCAGCAGTACATTCGTAATATCGACATTCCATTCGCCATAGTTGGAGTTGCCACCCAAGGTGATTTTTTGACTGATTGGATATATCCAGTTGGAGCTATCAATCAAGGAGATATCGCATACGCTGGTCCAAGCGGCATGATCACGAACTCGTCAACTTTCGGAGGCGAAGTGATTGGCAAGTTCATTGGCGTTTTGATTCCGAAGCCGCACTGGGTAACTTTGCGTGGTATGGGATTCTCTCGTCAATACATCGACACCTCTAAGCATTCCAAGCCACTGATCTGGGAGAATAATCCAGCGGACGCTATTCGTTTAGCTACGCCGGGCTTTATCAAGGTTCGCGTTGATATGGGAGCTAGCCTAAAATAATGGTCAATCTTACTCCTAATCAAGACTTCTCGACAGCAAGCGGCATTATCAATGTTGGCTTTATGGAGTCTGTCTATCACTCGTTTATGAGTGAGGCGTTCGTTGATTTAGGTCGTCCAGTAACCTTTCATTTGCCGCCGACCAAAGAACAAGACGTGCAGACTCAATCTCAGCCCGCACCTCAACAATTTAATCCTTTCTTTTCAAGAGTGCCTGTGCCTAATACTAATACTCGTGGTACAGGCGTCAAAGTCACGCCACGCGACGTAACGTACAAAGCTCAGATCGTAGTTGGTCCAATCAAGAACGATTTGCGTTTAACTGGCATGGGTTGGCTCGATGATAATGAAGCTATGATTACTGTTGTAGTTGAAGCACTAGAACATGTTTTAGCTGCACTTGCTGTTTCTATTGAAGGACGAAGATATACAGTTGTCGAAACTCGTCCTATAGGATTTTCTGTTCGTAGATATCTAATGGTCAAGCTACGCGAAGTACAAGAATCACAGCCGCCGTCAACAAACTTAACGGTGGGATAAAGAAGTGCAGTATACGAAAGGCAACTAATGGGACTTGAGTATAAATTACGAAGTCTTTTGAAGCTCAATCTCAAATTGTTCTTGGATATGCATTTTCTGAGAGAATCTTCTTTTATTAATGTAGCATCTGGTCAATTGTTTTATGATAATTCCGACATGAGCGTTCTGCTGGCTGATACTACAGCAGATGACACGTTATTTGGTCTGTCAGATGGACAAGTATGGCAATCACCATTCAGACAATTTGTCTACGAATCTGGTGTTCCTCTTGACGGTACGAATGTTGGCACTTCTCCTATAGTTGCTTCCGGCGTCTATATTGAGGGTGCTTTTAGACCAACGAACGATCCTCAATTTGGCCACACAATCGACTTTATCAATGGTCGCGTGATCTTCAATTCGCCGCAGTCTCTTGATTTGCAAGTCAATGCAGAATATTCCGCACGTCAAGTACGTATCGGTTTCGAGCACGACTTTAATCAACAGTTCAGCAAAGGATATCTTGAAAGCAAGTACGGTACGAATCCATTAACGTCAATGCAACTAGTGTATCCTTCTGGAATATTCCAACCATTTCCAGCCGTCTTCATTGAAGTAGACAATCGTACAATGACGCCGTACGAGCTTGGTAACCGCAGTGCTATTATCAAGGACAAGGTTATTCTGCATATTTGGGCATTGGATGATTTGCAACGAGATAATATCGTAGATATCTTGACTTCGCAGTGGCGTAAGGCCATTCCGATAATCAACTTCAACCGTGCTCCATTACCGCTCTCAGGGATTTACAACACTCTATCTCCTGAGTATGTGCCATATCAGGAAATGCTCAGAAATAACAAGTTAATTACTACCGTTGGTTCTGGCGTGCCAGTTATTTACACTGCCTATATCACCGATATTGAAGCCAACAACATTAATGTGGCTCAAGAGTACGAACGTGCTATTGTAACGTACGAAATTGACGTGTATTTGAATGCCCCAACCACGCCCCTAGGTAGTTACTTTGGGCCTATTTCGACGATCCCGACCATTGAAGGGCCGATCTTCTAGTTTAGTGTAATCTACTGATGAGAAAGCGACTAAGGTACCACTGTCGCTAATCGTAACTTTGCAAAGTACCCTATACGTAGGGAGGAATGAAACATGACGAACAATAGAGTCTTCTGGGCAATTGAGCAGCTTGCTTTAAAGGCAAACTCTTCACCCGCTACAAGCGGCGTGGCTGCTTTTAATGCCCGTAACTATGCTACAGGTGCTATTGCATCGGGCGTAAACGAAGTGGGAGCACTATGGGAAGTGCCCCGTGGCGTACAAAGTGCCGGTATGAGCACGAAGTTTAATCTACAACAGGTTTTCCAACTTGGTCAGATTGAGCTTTACGAATATTCAGAACGTCAACCTGACATCGAAATGACAATTTCGAAGTGTGTTGATGGAACTAAGCCGTTGTTCTTGATGGTGACTGATCCGGCTGGCACGGACATCACTTCTAAGACGGCGAACTTCCGTGTTGACGTTGCCTTCCAAATTTTCCCAGATACGAAGTTCCGTGCAACTGGTAAGCCTGTGTCGATTTGCACTGGCTCTGGTATGTATCTGTCGAACATCTCGTACACCTATCCGATTGATGGCTTCGTAACAGAAGACATCACGTTGGTTGGCAACGATAAGATTTGGGGATCTTTCATCAACGTATCTGGCGTCACTGCCGGTAACGGCGGAACAGAACAACTTCTTTCGTTCCCGACTCCTGGCTTCAACGGCAACGTAGATCCGAATGCTCCCACTGGCGGACCTTCTGGTGTCTTTGGTCACGACGGTAACACGTCCCCACTCGTTGAGGGTGGAGCGTTTGAAACTGCCGGTGGTGCTGACAGATTCGGTGTTATTGTGGTTGGTTCTGGTGTAGCTCGTCGTGAAGAAGTGGACATCAGTCACTCGATCTTGCCGCGAGACATTCCGGGTATCATCACACCTAACATTTCGGGTATCAATGCTGCATATATCAATGGTGGCTTCGGTTCTCAGGGGCCTGGAACTGCTTCTGCCTTCACTCAGTTGATTGCTGACTCGAATACGGATTACATTGCGGAACACATTCAGACGATCACCGTTTCCTTCTCGATTGCCCGCAAGGACATTTTCGAGCTTGGTAGCAAGCGTCCGTTCGTGAAGGTGCCGGAATATCCTCTCGAAGCAACGGCCAGCATTGCCGTTATCACTGCTCAGGGTGACCTAGTGGATGCAACGTCGCAGATCGACTGCGGGCCTGATAACACAAGAGAAAGCAACACAATCATCATCCGTACTTGCGACGGTCTCCAGGTTGACCTGGGTGACTCGAACCGCTTGACGGGCGTTGAGGTTGCTGGTGGCGAAGCTGGTGGTGATAACATGACTGTCACGTATAACTACTCAAGCTTCAACAACTTCTACGTGTCGCATGACTTCTTCCAGCCGAACCACCGTGTGGTGATCTTCGGAACAGGCAGAAGCCGCTTCAACGTAGGTAAGCCGCCGTTCTTGAGAAGCGACATCGGTCTCTTCTGATATCCGTTGGTGGGCCGTGATAGGAGCAGGGGGTAAGTCCTGTCACGGTCTGCTGACTTACAATTTGATCAAGGTGCAAGGCTCCCGCTAGGCGGGTGGTTTAGGAATGGAGAACATGGGATGCACCAAAAGTGCGTCCCTTTTTCGTATGTCGGTACAGGAAAAAATTCAGCAGATTCTTTGGGATAAACGCTATTTGTGTATTCCCGAAGAATATACTCAATCGGGCATTGAATATGTTCTAATCAAGGACATGACGATAGAGGATCGCAACATCTATGCTTTCGTGCAGCGTCGCGAATTAGCATTAGCTCGTAAGCAGGGTGTCCAGACGGAAGTCGAACTATTATCTGCTGCAAAGGTCGTTGGACTATGGACTGCGGAAGATGATCTCGTGATCGCCAAAGCGGATGAGCACATCGAGTTTCTTGAGGCCGAAAAAAAGGCACAACGATTCTTAGCACGTAAAAAATCCCTCCAAGTCCAGATTGACGCTACGCTCGAAAAGAAACGAGTCACGCAATCTAAGCGTAACGAGTACTTCATTAATAGTGCGGAGTACTATGCGAGCGAGATAGCCGCCAACACTCTTGTGCGTCGTGTCGCCCACAACTTAGATGGCACGGTACTGTGGCCCACAGACGCATCTTTCCTCTTTTCAAAGCAATATCATCATAGCTTTGTTATTTATATCACGAATGCAGTACTGTCCGAAGGCATTCTGCCTATCGACGAAATTCGTGAAGTTGCTCGTTATCCAGAGTGGCGTTTAACGTGGGTCTTGCAGCGTGAAAACTTACATGCTGTTTTTAATCGCTCTGTTGGTGACTTGACTATCAATCAAAAACTCCTTATTTATTGGAGTCGCATTTATGATTCTGCATTCGAATCTGCTGAGCCACCCTCATCAGACATTGTAAATGATGATGACAAATTTGATGCATGGCTAGCTAATCGTGAACTTGCCAGTAAAGAGTCGCATGACACAAAGCGTCTTGGAGCGAAAGATCATAATGAGAGAATGCAGGTACTTGATGGCGAATACAGTCAAACCTGTAATTGTGGTGCGAAAGCCAAGAACGTTGGCAAGGGACTTGGTGAGCGTACACAACATGGTGTGGCTTGTCCATGGGGTACATTCCGTCGATACACAGTACAAGAACGTGAACAGATTGCACGACAAATCTATTCTCGTAATTCAGATCGCGTGAGAACTATTATTGAGAATGAACAACAGACCGTGATTGCTAAGGGTGAAGTTGAAGAACATCATCTACGTGGTACAAAGACACGCCACATGTTAGGCATGAAAACGGACATAGTGTCTATGCATAAAAAATGAAAAAGCAAAATCAATCACTAGATCAGTTAAGTAAAAGTCTAGATCGTAGATCTCGTCACTTGATGGTGCAGACCTTACAGAGATTTGAAGACTCTTTTCCAGACGTAGACAACACACGTCAAGGACAGGTTTTTAAAGCGGATCTTCGCAATATGTTTAATGATGTCATGCGTGCCCAAAGGGACGAATTAAACGATTATGAAGTTGAGTATCGTCCTCTACGAATGACAGATAATGGCACTTTAGCTATGACTCAATCTTTCATGCAGACGGTGCAGAAGGTTGAATTTGGCTCTAGAGGTTCTGTACCATTCATGAAAATCTATTCTAGTACCGAGTACTCTCGTGTCTTAGACGCAATTCGTATCGAGTTTGATGCTGGCGTTCTACATTACAACACACCCCAAGAAGTGATATTAGAAGTCGTTGGTGCTCATGATTGCGTTAGTGTATTAAATGTCATGGACCGATACCGTCTTCATGAGAAGACGGGATTGATCTATCGTGAATGGCGGAGCAAGGTTGTTAAAGTATATCAGGAGCAAGGATGATCACGGAGAGAGCATTTCGAGCGGTAGACCGCTTTGGGGCACAAATGGACTTTACGGTCTCTACCCCCACACTAGCGATTGAAAATGAAGGCGATCGTCAGTATCGTATTGCCTATAGTCAATCTTTAACACAAGGCGTCTTTCCACGCAACAAGATGCGTGAAGTGATGCGTTCACATGGTATGTGGACTGATGAAGATGACCGCATTATGCGTGAAGAGGTAGCTAACTTAGCTATTTTGCAAATGGAGCTTGAACAAGCTCAACTCAAAGGTAAGCACGAGCAATGTCTTGAAGCTGCAAAAAAGATGCGTAAGCATCGTTATCGCATGTGGGAACTTTTCATGATTCAGCAGAGCGTGTATATGAATTCTGCCGAAGGTATTGCCGAGCTTGTTAAAGCCGAAGCTATCATGGCGGCATGCACTATGATTAAAGCTACTGGTCAACGTTATTGGGCAACGTACACTGACTTTGTTCGTGAACGTGACGAGAGCACACAATCAACTGTTTACATTAAAGCGGTAGAAGTACAGAATGGTCTATTGCTTGAAATGCGTGACACGATCGAAGAAGGTCATGCAGAGAACAGATATCTCAAGGACGCAAAACAAGCAATGTTTGATCGTGACATTGAGGAACGTGTAGAAGCAGAGCTTGCATCACGCAAGCAGAAGGCATTAGAGCAAGCCGATGACAATGGGACTGGATTGGACAATCGAGCTGATCAACCCTCTGAATAAGCTGACGATTCACGCCGATAGAGCGTGGGAACGCAGCATGAAAGAGATTGATCAGTGGATGCGAAAAGAACTTATTCCTGCCATGGTTTATGGTGGAATGGGTATCGTTGGCATTGGACAAACAGATTTCTATCGGTATATTACTAGTGCTCGCGGCCTTAGTGAACTTGGTATCGAAGCGTCGGAACCGCCTAAGCTTTTGAAGGCTTATGCTACTACGGCTTTCAAAATAGTAGTAGGCAAAAAGCAAATCATTTTACAGTTTGGTAATTATGCTAAACTGAAAGCCGCAACGCCACATCCAGCAAATGGTACTGGCAATCTTCATATCGACTCATGGTTAGAATGGGTTGAAGGCAAGGAAGTCAACAGAGGCTTTGTTCCGCGTTCCAAGCTTGATAAGAACGCGTCGAAATCAATTCGTTTGGGAGATCCGCTTGGTGGCCTAATGCTTCCTCGTGGAGCATATGGTAGCGTAGGGTTGTGGCGATTTCCAACACAACTAAGAAGCTATGAACAAAAATGGGTGACACAGAATATCGCCGTGATTCAAGAGTTGATCACTAAAAAGATGTTATCTGTCTTCATTATGAAGTTGGTGACGTAATGGCTAGCAGAATAGAACTCGAAGCAATCTTAAGATTTGTTGGCGTTAGGATTAATGCCAATGTATTTAGTAACATTAGTCGTGCGGCTGCCGGTATGCCTGGGCCTGTACAGCAATTCAATCGTCACTTAAATCAGAGTGTCAATGCCGCCAATAATGTTAATCGTTCTGTTCGTGGCATTAATTCTCAGTTGAGTGGTAGTGAAAAAGCGGCTCGTTTGTTCCTTCAGCGTATGGCTCAGTTTGCTATTCTGTTGCCGACGTTCGCCACTTTAAATAAGAGTATTCAGGGTGGTGTGAAGTTCTTATTTGAATTTGATGCAATCATCAAGGATATCATTCGTACCGATATTAATGTGATGACTGGTAAGTTTGATGAGATTGCTAAAAGTGCTTTTGCATTGTCTAAAGAATTTGGAAGTAGTGCGATTGTCGCGGCAGAAACAATCAAGACATATGTGCAGGCTGGTAATAGTCTAAAAGAAGCTAATGAGTTAGCTCGTTTGTCAATTCTTGCTACAAAAGCATCTACCCTAGACGCTGCTCAAGCTGTTGAGTTTTTACTTTCTGCTAGTAAGCAGTTCGGACTTGAGGGTGAAGCTCTCGCTAATTCTCTTGACGCTCTTGTAAAAGCGGAAGACTTGACCGCTCTTGAAGCTCGTGACATTGCCGACGCTTTTAGAACTGGCGGTAACTCTCTTGCTGTATTTGGCAAGGATATTAATGACTCAATCGGTTTGATTTCTGCTTTGCGTGAACAAACACGTAAGTCAGGTAATGAAATTGGTACGTTCTTTAAGACGTTACAGACACGTATCTTTGCTGCTGGCGAATCACGTTCGGCAGTTGAAGGTCTTCGCGTCTCTGTTCAAAATCTTGATGGTAGTCTACGTCCCACGCTTGCTGTTTTGAATGATTTGCAGAGGGCATTTTTTGGCGTAGAGGGCGGTGCCAAGGGATTATCTGAGGGAGAACAAGCTAATGCGGCTAAGGCTATTGCTGGCGTACGTCAGTTTGAAGAATTGATTGGTACTCTAAAGTCTCTTGATCGTGCTAATGAGATTGCTGCCGAATCATCTAATGCGGCAGGTACAGCACGTGAAAAGGAAGCGGTTGATGCAACCAAGCTTCAACGTCGCTTGGACGAATTGATTGTCGCTGGACAAGAATTGTCACAGTCTCTTGGTAATGCGGGTGCTACTGATTTTTTCAAGAATGCTTTAAAGAGCGTGACCGGCCTTGTGGACGGTATGACCCTGATTGTTACTCTTCTTGATAAATTCAAGGTTCCCATCTTACCGATTTTAGCTCCTCTTGCTGCCAAAGGTCTTGATACCGTTTTTGGTCTTGGGCTCACGGGTGGTAGACCTGGAAGTCCTGGTGGACGTGGGGGCGGAGGCGGAGGCGGAGGCGGAGGCGGAGGCGGAGGCGGAGGAGGTCCGCTTGGATTAAACACTGCTGATCTTGCTGCCAATACTGCTGCATTAAAGCAGTTAACTGGCGTGGTTTCAGAGCTTGTGCAACATATTAAAATGGCATCTGGTGCCTACAGCAATCAAGCAGCCGCATCGCAGTTGGCTATTGCGGCAACCAATGTACAAACAAGGACCGTAGAGGTGCAAGCTCAAGTCACACGAGAAGCGACATCTGCTACGCAAGCGTTTACGCAACGCATGAGGGCAGCTCTCACCACTCCGATTGGCGGTACAGGCAGGGGAGTGGGAGCTGGTAGTGGCGTTAGGACTGCTGCCATTTTTGCTGCGTTAACGATTGCCGGTTCGGCAGTTACATCTGGTCTTAATCATCTTGCTGATAACCTTGGATCACAAAGTCCTGTTGCTTCGTCATTAACTAAAACAACAAGTGCTGCTGTACAAATGGGAATTCAATTTGCTGTCTTCGGACCACTAGTCGCTGGAGTTGCGGCTTCGTTTGGAGCACTTTGGGACGCTGGATCGCGTTTTGTTAATACGATGGGAGATATGAACGACGCTTCCAAGGACAACATTAAGCTAATGGTAGATAGTGCTAAGGAGGGTGCTGGCCTTGATAAGGTTGGTAGGTCTTCGGAAGCTGCTGCCGCATTCGGCACTGCATTGGAAGGTCGAGCTAAGCAAAACGTTAACTACGATCAGGTTTTCAAGTCAGCATTTGATAGTATGGATACTGGTACAAAGAAGCTGATTGGTAGTTCGGCTGCACTTAAAGAAGTGTATTTGACGAATAGTCGTGTTATCAATACAACAGTAACAGATTCATTTACTGGTGCTTCAAAGGTCGTTTCAAGTTACGTTAAGGGTGCTGGTGCCGATCTAATTAAGCAGTGGGCTTTTCAAGAAAGCGGAGCTATTAAGAATCAAGAAGCTCTTGATCTATTGCGTGCATCGTATGATTCAACTGGTAATAGTACATATGTTTATCGTGATCAGCAAGACCTGATTGAACAAGCTTATGGTAGACTGGCTGTCGGTGCTGCTGATGCCGCTAAGCAAGTTGAATTTTTAAGATTAACGTTTGAAGATATGAAGGATCTGCAAAGTCTTATCGCGGCTGCTCAAGACGTGAATTCTATTAATCGTGATGTTTTGAATCAATCAAAGAAGCCAGAAGACTTGGCACAGGGTATTGACGCACTATCTCAGACGGCTCAAAACGCCAAGTCAGATCTGGCCAATGCTCAAAAGGCTTTTGAAGATCTACTATCTACATTGCAATTTGCTGGTGCCGACATATCACAATTGGGTGCTTTCTCAAGCATGGAAGAGGCCAAAAAGTTTCTCGGTGACATTGGTGCATTACTTTCAAAGCCCAATAATGGTGCTGCAATCGCAAGTTTTCTTGGCGATAAAGACATGACGGACCCGCAGAAGAATTTTGCAAAAGAGTATATCAAGATTGAAGAAGATCGCATTAAGGCTACTTTGACAGCCAAAGAAGCTGAGGCTGCCTTTAGCGGCGAAGCATATAGGCGTAATCTAGAAGAGGCAAAGGCTCAAAAAGAAGCCGCCGTTAAGGCTGCCGATTCACTTGGCAAGTTCCGTTCGGCACTGGCTAAGGTAGGAGCCCAGGCCGCCGCCAGTGGTGATACTAATCTCACTGGAGCAATCTCAGGTCTCAAGAGTGAAGATGTGCGAAAGGCTTTGGCTGGCGGTACAGATCTTCCTAAGGTCTTGCAAGAAGTGATTGCGTCTACTTTCGTGAATGGAGTAAAGAGAGCCGAAACAGATCTTTCACAGGTTGCCGATGAATTGGCGGCTTCAATTGCCCCCATTACAAATAGAATGCAAGAGCTTCGCGACGAAATAGCCGCTCTTGGAAACGTTGCTACGAACACAGAGAAGGCGTCTAAGAAGGCTGAACTACAGCAAGAGCTTGCCGCTAAGGCACTTGAAAAGCAAAATGTAGAGCAGGATGCCTTCGTAAAGAGTCTTGAAGGTTTGCAGAAGCTGACGACTGAAGAAAAGAAGGCACAAGAAGAAGCTGCAAAAGCAGAGGCTGAACGTATCAAGAAGACTCAAGCTCTCACTGATGCCACAAGAGGATTCGCCAACTCTATTGATGATGTTAACAGAAGCTTTGAAGAATTCTCGAAGCAACGCATCGACAATCTTGCAGAGAAGCAGGCCGGTGCCTATGATGAAGTGAAGTCCGCTCAACAGGGCGTCATCAGTGCTACGGCAGACTTGTCGAATGCATATGTCGAGTATATTTCAGCCATCATCCAAGTTAACGGCGTTATTGCCGAAGCTAAAATTAAGTCCAATCTACTTGGTCGCGACATTGGTATGCTGAACGGCAGCATTGTTTCTTTTCAAGATAAGCTTGGTTCTCTCGATAACGCATTCACAAGCGTTCTCGACGATGCCAACATGCAACTAGAACAACGAATTGGTCTAGAGAGACAACTTGCAGAACAGACTCTATCGTTCTTGCAGCAAGCTCAAGATCAAATCACGAGTGCTGGTATCAACATCTTTGGACAATCAGCTCAAGAGAATCAGGGGCTCCAAAAGGGCATTGCGGGCTTGACCTATGTAGCTGAGAAGCTCGGCGGATCATTCCAGAACTTCCTGGGAATGGACTCACAGGAGATTGCCGGTCTATCGCAAGAGCTACTCAACTTACCAGTTGATTTCCGCAAACAACTCCTTGACGCCCTATCATTCCTTCCAAGCTCTACCTCGATTGGTGGCTTTAGTGCCGATCAATTGAAGCAAGCTATTGGACAAGTTGGTGCGGGCGTAGCTCCAGAAGAAGGTTTACCAGCCATCTCTGAACTCACCGCTCAGCAAGTGGAGCAACTTAAGATCCTAGGACAGCTTACTATGGAAGAGGCTAAGCTGCAACTTAGTCAGGTCTTAACTGCACAGAAGCAGCTTGAAAAAGCTCAAGAGCAATTGGATATTTCCAAGCTTCAAGAAGAGCGTGCTCGTGAAGGATTTGAAATTGTACGTCTAGCGGTACTTGATGAAATGGCGGTTATAGACCAAGCCAATATAGAGCGTCGTGAACTATTGCAGAAGGTGATTGAAGCTGATAATGCTAATTCATTACACGAGATTGATACACAAGCTCAGTTGTTTGCTGATCAAAACAGAGTTTTTGGTGAAGTTGGAGACGCTGTTGTTGCTGGTATAGCACAAGCTGTTAATGCTAAAATTGCTATGATTGAATCTAGAACATCGTTTGATAACTTGAATCAAGCAGAGAACTTTGGTAATCAGGCTAATGGATTTATCCCGAATTTCGCTAATGGAAACTTGTCTCCTGGCGAAGCTGCCGGTATTTTGCGTGCAGCGGCTCGTGAAAAGAAGATGATGCCGAATGGTGCTAACTTGGCTATTGCCAATGACCACGAAGCTATTATTCCGATGTACAAAAACTTTGCTGGTGGTAACGATCAAGGTAGTTCAATTGCTGCTAGCATCAATAGTATTCGTACAATTGATCAAACTATGGTTGCTGCGATTGCTCGTTCTGTTCAAAGTACACTTTCGCAAATTACAACAAACAGTGGTAGTGAGCAATCTCTTGACAAGATTGCCGGATTGTTAGTAGATCTCAATACAAGCATTGGACAAGTGCGTGATTCAAGTATTGCTATTAAGACGAACACGGCTGGTCTTGCTGCTACTACTGGTAGCAGAACGACCGGTGCTCCGTCTACTGCTGGTGGACAAGAAATCAACATCAATCTACAGACAAATCAACAAAGCACTGTGCAAATTACTGGACTTGAGAACTTGCGTGATCAATTGAGAGCGGCATTGTCTGAGACAACAGATAGACAAGTTGCCAAGCAGATTGAAGCATTGATGGTACAACTTGACCCTGTGTTCCAAGCATTGAATGAACGCGGTATTGTCAACTCGTTCGGGCAGTCGAGATAATCATGGCCGACCTAATCTCTATCGTTACTCAACCACCGCAGTCAGCGGTTGAAGTCTTCTACAATGGACAGAAGATTGTACCCGCTCCGTTTATTGATTGGACGGTCGAATCACAGTTCCGAAATGATGGAACTCGTGTATCCAATGTTAATAGATTGACGTTGACGGGCACCACGCTTATTGTACCTTCGGGTAGTTATGAGCAGATGTATCTTAAGCAGCAAGCATTACGCGATGTTTTCTCTGAGGATTATCAAGACTTTGTAATTCTTGCTGGCCCCGGCAATAAGACCTTGCCACTTGGAGCAATCATTGCTTCTGGTTTACGTCCTCGTATTAACAGTATCAATATCGCACCTGATACTCAAGTACAAAGATTTGACTGGACGATCGAGATGCAGGATCTCGTTGCCGCTTCCGGTGTAAGTGGCATCACCTCTAGTCTTAGCAATCAGTGGTCTTTTCGTGAAGATCAAGATACATGCACTCTTCGTGTAACTCACCAAGTAAATGCTGAGGGACCTGAAAACGAACCAGATAAGTTTGCACAAGCTATGGCTGCCGTTAAGCCATTACTTGGTATTGACAAACTTCCTCTAGATATTCCATACTTTGCTCAACCAAACTTCTCTGGTTTGTTTGGTATGACACATCCATCACTTCTTGGTGGTGGACCCGTTTTCGAGGTTTCTGTTCAGCGTGAAGAAGTGGCGGACATTGCCAATGGTAGCTATTCTGTTACCGAACAGTTCACAATTGTAAGTGGTGTACCATTTTACTTCACTTCTAAGACAGAATCTTTTCAAGAAGATGCTAATGGAATTGCCGAAGTAACGATCGCTGGTTCCGTACAGGGACTTGGACGCACTCTCACTCCTTTGGACGCAGAGGGTGGCGTAGGTTACTTTAGAGCAGCATCTGGATTTGCTAATTATGTTCGTCCTCAACTTCCATGGACTGCCTCTGGCGTTTACATACGTTTCAAGAGCGGTAGTGGTGGTGCTGGCGGTAGCGGACTTGCTCTCAATAACCCGACGGCGTTTTCGATCTCGCAGAATAAGTGTCGTGGGTCGATTGACTTCTCGATTACATACACTGATAATCCAAACGCTAATTTGCCAAGTGGTATTGCTAGTAAGACATCAAATGTAAATATTGTTGAAGGTACAAGAGTACAAGTTAGTCATCCTGTTCCGTTTCGTCGTCTTGGTAGTATTATCCAAGACATCAAGACGACTACAGATGGTAGCATTAACATTCAGTGTCAGGCTGTTGCTAAAAATACTGGTAACAACACAATAGATACTAATTTGGCAATTGCATTTGTGCAAAATGAAATCAATAGACTCAAAGACATTTATGCCAACACTGCGAATTTTGTTACGTTACGAATTACGGGCCTAAATCAACAGACGAGCGATATTGAGCGTAGCTGCAATGTTACTCTTGAATACGCCTTTACGATTGATCTTGCGACAGTGCAAGCGGTTGGATCTACAATCACGCTAAGGACTTTGTAACATGGTTAATTTCCCCACCCTGGAATGGATTCAGCAAAGTCTCGTCATTGATCCTTCTGGCTTCCGTCAATTGAAGCAGCCAGTCAATGGTTTTATTCGTAATGTTGATACGGGTGCGGGTGGGGTTCTAGATTTTGGTAGCATCAATACTACCGGCTCTGGTGCTATCAGCGATACTAAGCTAGTGTACGCACGTATTTCAAGCATGGGTGATGCCAGTGGCGTATACAACATGCGTTTCTTTGTCACCAACGCTTCGTCTTTTACTGCTGGAGCGTACAGATTACTAGAACTCAAGAGCTTGCACTTCATTCCAAATATCATGTTGGACTCTGGTGCAAACAATACACCGACAAACGTTCCAACGAATGCGAACTTCTTTGGTACGATTCAGACTCCTCATTGGCAGTCTGGTCAACCTTGGATGTCTGGCTTATTAGACGTGGACGTTAGTCAATATGCTTATCTCGCCGTTGAAGCCGGTGTAAGCGTACCAATTGGAACCAAGGGCGGTGCTGGTGCGGGCACATTTCGTTATCGCCTAATGTTCGATTTCTCATGAAAAGATGTTATGAATTTGTCTGATGACATCGTACTGAAAAAGGCTGGCGAACCAGAGGAGAACAAACTCCCCGTGGGAATCTATGTCATCACGTTTGACAATAGATTAGTATTTGTACGTCGTTTTGCTGGACGTTTTGTACCCGTATCAGCACAGGAACAAGAAGAGCTATGTCAACAATTTCGCCTCTAATTCGCGTCTTCTCTTGGGACGTAGCAGAGATTGCGAGCCCAGTAGGTCATCGCACAGTTCCTGGTGGTTCATTCGCTTTCAAGCACATGGTCTCGTCTGGCTGTATGACGGCAGATCCATTGAATCCTGCAACGACATCTGGAGTGCTACTTTTCGAGGGCACAAAGTTTGACCTTACGAATTTGCCGCTTCCACCGCATTTGGCTTCTAAGCCAGCTTGCTTAACGTTTAATCTTGCGAATAGTGGCGTTGCTGTATCCGACCTGAGTTTGTTCTTGATTGACGACTCTGCTTTAAGGGCTGGCGTTTGGAGCGGTGCTGGATCGGGCATTGTTCAGATAATGCAAGGTGGATCAAGCTGGCTATACAATTTGTCTATGCCGTCAGGCTCAAGTCCAGTCTTGACCACAAGCATTCCAAGCATTCCAAATGTACGTCGTCAAGACGGTACAGCGGCACTCGCTGCACAGGACGATCTCAATTCGTCTGAGTTTGTATACCTAAACCTCATATTGCCGATTGGCTTTCCACTTGGTAGCTTTGGAGTATGTGGATCTGGCTTATTGAGATTCGGGTTAGTGTTTAATTATTGGGCCAATGACTATCTTCTATCTTTTTAGTGTATTCCATAGTGGGTCAAGAGCCCACTAGTCAAACGTTTGATTTCTTCGAAGGAGGCCATAACATGGCAACTGTTAATTTTACAAGTAGCACGAACAACGCCAACGCTGTGTTGTGGAGCTTAGGAACGAAGCTGGAAAAGCATTCTGATCGTGATGGCGTTACGGTATCCCGTGGCGGTCTGATCAGTGCTATCAACAACCTCGGTGTCGGCGTTACTGCGGCTAATCCTTTCACTATCCTTGGATGAGTGAAAATCGCTGACTGCTAAGGCAGAGCCCGCTTATGCGGGCTTTGTCGTTTTTAGTGTATTTCTGACATGAGGCATAGCGTTTCGCTTAGCCTTTGGTGCAAGGGGAACTGTATATGGTTGACGCTTCGTTTGAATACGAGGGCAATTTTGGCTCTCTTAAAGTGGTTACCCACTTTGATACTACGCATGTCATTAGCTGTATCAAGCATGACGGCGAGCACTTTCGTTTAGGCGGCACAGCCGTAAATGAAGTCGCGGTCCACGAAGGCGTCATCCTCAATATTCCTCTTTCCACTTTTCGAGCGTTTACATCTAACGGTCAAGCTTTTGATAGCCGTGGTGTTTTATCTCCAGAAAATTGGAGCGACGCCGATCTGCACTGTTATGTGCATGAGTATTATCCACTCGATATGGAGGGCAAGGAGCCAGAGTGGTTTGTGGCTAGTCGTTTATTGCAGAACGCCCATCGCATTTTCGTGAATCTTGACGTACTTGATGGTGGTGGCAATTTGATTAAGAGATATAGAATGTCTCCATTTACTGGAGAGCATGTAGTATTGGAGTACGTCAATGGTTAATTTTCTAGATGATGGATCATTGATTGGTTTGTGGCCGCTAAACGAACCTAGTGGTGCGGCAATCTTTTTGAATTACTCTCCAGCTAGATCACGTTGCCCAAGCGGTATTTCTTTTGATTTTCATGTTGCTCAAGCAGAAAATTCAAATAGTACGCAAGCTAAATCGTTGTGGCCAGGAACAACAAGCGTTTTTAATCCTGGCTCTGGTACTGTGTATAATGGGTATATGGTACAGGGATATTGGAAGCTTGGTGCTAACTCTGCACCATTCAGTAAATATCTTGTTATGGGAAATGGCTGTTCTCAGACTCGTGCTCAGACACTTGCACCAAATATTAATCAAAGCGGCATTACCGTTGGCATTTGGATTTACCCTAACAGTAACGGCTATTTGAATTATCTTGCAGACGCAAATACAGCGTCTTATAACGGACAAACCGAAGGGTTACGCTGTCATGCTTTGTATGCCCAGAAACAATTTGCATCAGTTGGTGGATGGCAAATCGGAGTTTCTGGTAATTTGCAGCAGGCTGCACAAAATGGTTCCGTACAAAACAATCAGCAGCTAGTAGCTTATGCTAGCATTGAGAGAACAACTGGTTCTCCAACTGTCATCAAGACGCCTATTGAGTCTGGTAGATATACGCACATTGCTTTTTCATATCGTTATATTAATGGTACCGCTGATGAGGTTGTGCTATACAAAGATGGTCGTGTAGCGGCTAGCGGTACAAGCAATACTGGTGCTGGAGGTAGCAGCTCCACAAGTCTTGGCAATTCAACTCTTGTAACTCGTGCTCTTACTATTGGCGGTGGCGATAACGCCAATACTGGGACCAATAACTATGGTGGCACCACTGGTTGGAATCATTTAGTCTCAGGAGCTTATTTATTCAGAAGAGTTCTTCATGAGGGCGAGGTATTGGATCTACATAGTGGATCAACTTTGCAACCATTACAAGACAATATTGATAAGCCAATTAAGGTAGAACTTACTGATCCTCAATTACTTGCTCACTATCCATTTAGATCAGTTGGATGGCCCGATGTTACAAAAAATCATAGACCGTTGATTTCAGTAACAGACGAAGGACCAACTCTTGGTTACATTCCTGTTCCCGGTCCATTTAAGGGCGGTGGAATGCTGCATAATGGAACGAACTCATTTGAGCATTTTGTTGCTACTAGTGGTTTGATATATGAGATGTTGTCTGGTAGAAGCTGGAGTATTGGCATTTTTGCTGGTCCAGTTAATAGCAACAACAGATCAAACAATATGATTGTGTCGATGGGCTCTGTATCTGCCGCTACTGTCACCGATCCTACTGTAATTAGTCAAGCGACGTTTGGTTTTGTATTGACACAAAACACTAATGCTCCAGTTACAACACGTTTTGAAGCATATCCATTGGGAGATTTGACAGACGATATTTATAGAATTGATACAACATCAAGCGGCCTGTATAATGGAGTTGTTCATCATCATGGTATTGCTTATGATGATTCGACTAAAGGTATTGCTGTTTATCTAGATGGTGTACTTCAAGGTAGTGGCATTCTTAAGCATTCGCTTACAGATCAACTGATTAGAGTTGCTGGTAGTGGATATCCATTAATGTTTGCAAATGGAGTTGCCAGTACCATTAGTAATCAAGCAAGTCATGGTACGTTAGCTGCTGGTGGACAAGATACATTTCTTGGCCCTATTACTATTGTAGGTAGAGCGTTGTTGCCGCAAGAGTTTATGTATCTTGCACAAAGTGGTATTGATACGACTCCATTGTGGCGAACAATTCATGATACTCGACTGGTTGGTTATTGGCCTTGCTCCGATTATAAGATAGATGACATTATTGTTGAAGATAGGGCTAGAGTTTGGAATATCTTTCCTGGTAACTTGACTAGAGGAGAGACTGACGTTAGATGGAATATCTATGCGTCTAATCCCTTGATTAGTGAATTTGCTACTCGTGGTACTATAGAGGCACTTTCAAGTTATGGTAATCTTGGTATTACATCAGGTGTATTTGGTGTACATGGATTGAGTCCTGGCACGGCTGTTGTTTCAAATGCTACATCTGCTAGATCATCTATTGGTAATCTCTGTCAAAGATATAAGCCGGTCAATGAGGAATGTGACACGACTCCGCAGAATGCAATTGGTGATTTTGTTTTGAGCTATGAAGTGACTCCAAGTGGTCGTATCCCTAATACACCATTTGGTTTAACTGCCAATGCTACTAAATTTGAAGCTAATTCAACGCTCAGTCTTTATGGTAATATGGGTGCCGGTACAACGGACGGAGAGTTGAGATCTTTCTTAACAACCGTTAATGAAGCACAGGGCTCCGGTGTATCTTTGGTATTTGCCTCTAGAGTAGGTACTTATGGAGCAAACACAAACTACGTGTCTTTGGTGTCTGGAGTGGTACCATTTGGTGTTCCAAGTAAGATTTTGTTTCATACGAAATTTGATTCTCCATATGACAATAGCGATACACTAGGATCAACTCCATTAACAGTCACGCTTTGGATTAATGGCGTCGTTGTGCAGCGTAGACGCATGACTTCTGCAAGTGCAAGAGTGTGGGCTCCTGGTGGGACTGATAGTACCTCAGACAACTACCTCTTGCAATTTGGTGGAGAGGCTGGCAATGACACTTTTACAACTCAAATTGCAAGAGATGGCGGATTGGGAGATATTTATATGCGAGAAATGTTCCTCATGAGAGGAACGTTTGATACAGGTGAAATTCAAGCACTTGCTGTTAGTGGTATTCAGGTACCAACTATTACTGGATATACGCCGACACTTACCAAGACTCAAGTTGTTATTGGTGATAATAATCTTGAAGGATACTGGCGATTCAATGGAGATGTACAGTATTCTGGTATTCGAGATTTGAGTCTTAAGGGAAATGATTTAGATCCTCTTGGTCAAAAGAATAACATTAACGGCGTTTCTTCTGCCGCAACACGAACTCTTAAGTTTTTGTCTGGACCATTAGCTAATTCAGATCTTGGAGTTCAATGCAGTGGCATTACATATGCCGGTCAGAGTAATGGCTCGACTAATCTTGTACCGCCATTTGCCGTCTCGGGAGTTGCTTTTGATTCTCCTCAAAATGGATTTTCTGTTGGCTTTTTAATGTCAAAGAGAAATTCGCCAGCCGGTAATACGCAAGAAACTATGCTTTGTTATGGCACAGTAGGTGCTAATGGTGCTACGAATAGTATAGTAGACTTCAATAAAGGATGGACTATTTATGCTGACGAAACCAACAACATCAAAATGTTGGTATCTGTTGGTGGTACATCCTACTTTAAAAACCTTTCCAATGCAGCACAATCAGGACAGATTGTATGTGGCTCATTTGACGGTGCGTCAATTTATTCTGATTTGACTCGTTTCAATAATTACGAATTTGGTAACTCTAAACCACCACGTATTGATTTTTGGAGTCATTATTGTTGGACATATGATTCATCTAGCAAAGAGTTAGTCTGTTATGTGAACGGACAAGAGGTTGATAGAAAACCAACTCAATATGATGTTGATCCGCTTAATGGCGGCCCTCCGTCTGGATTGAATCCGTTGATTCCTGTCAATCCTGCGGCACGCATGATTACGTTCTTCTCGCCTCAAATGTCTGCACCATGGGACTTTAGTGCTTCCAATCTTAATGATGAAAATACTATTTTGACAGATGTGTTCTACTTTTCTCGTACACTTTCTGAGCCTGAAGTTAGATACATTTCTCAAAATGGAATTGACGACTCTCAACGTATTACCGTCAGCGGCCTTATTGGTGGATACGTAGTAGGATCTGATGTTGGATCTGGCTTAATTGGCGGTTACCAACGTGGACAAGACTCTGTGTCTGGTATTATTGGTGCGATGAGCTTTGGTGCTTTTGATGCATCCGGCATTATTGGTGGATATGTTTCTGGTGTGATGTTTGAAAGCACTGTTTCTGGTGTTGTTGGTGGTTACATTCATGGATATGATTTTGGCTCTGGTATAATTGGTGGCTATATCATAGGTACTGGATCAGTTAGTGGAATTTTTGGTGGATTCGTACTTGGTGGATTGCGTGGTAGCATGCAATTCGATGGTGGCTTTACAGTACAGGCCATTGCCGCTCAAGATTTCGATTCACAACTTGTAATTCGTCAGGCAACAAACGCTGACTTTGATGCTAAGATAGTCATCTTTCAGGTAGAGACGGGACCACTTGTTGATATCATTACGCCTAACGCTACAGTCAGTGGAGTGACGGCACCATTCAATCAGTACTTTGTTGGTGCTGCATCTGGTACACAAGGTAAGTCGATTGTACAAGCACGCTGGACATTTGGAGATTTAACACCCGCCGTTACAGTTCCGGAAAGTGGTGCCGGTTTCTATCCCAATCAGCATTACTATGCTAGTAGTGGTTTCTTTATTGCCAAGTTTGAGGCCATTGATTCTAATGGTCTTCATGGCTCAGCTACACGCATCATCAATGCCACTTCTGGTATTAGTCCTGTTATTATTAGCGTGTCTGGTGTACCTCGTTCTGGAAATGCAGCTTTGATTGTAGACTTCACAACAACTGTCGATAATTTGCCACCTGGAGTTGCGATCAACGCCAGTTTGTTGAATTTTGATGATGGGCAGTCTACGATTACATTTAACCCAACTCACGTTTATTCTGAACCGGGTACTTATAAGCCGATTTGGTGTGTACGTGATTCTCGTGGTGTGATTTGGTGTGATAGCTTGGAAGCCGGTAACGACTTCTTGAAAGAGATCTAGACATGAATATTCTAGTGTCAGATGGCATTGTAGTTAGCGGCGTGGGAGTGCCGCTGAATGGCATTGCGTTCCCTTCTGGTCAGTTTGGATTTGGTGTACCGGGTTCTCAACTCGCTGCCTTCTTGTTGTCAGCAAATGCTGCGTTTGGTTTCAATGTCACGCCTCATAATTTACAAACAGAATGGGTACCAATTGGGCCTCCTGAAACTTTTCATGGAGCTAGTGGACAGTTACCTGAAATTGGCAAGCCAATAGAAGTGTTCATTGGTGATTTCTATTTCCGTGGAAGTGTAGTTCATTCGGATTATACGACTGGCATGGGAGGAACTGTCGTCAACATCACTCTTGAAGACGATCGTCGTAATTTGCGTCGTGTCAAAATTCATACGGAAGATCTTGGACAAAGTGTTCCAAGTGGAGTGGTTTCCGTCGCGAGAGCATTCCGTATTTTGAATGGTCTTGAAGACATCAATGGTAATCCATCGGAACCGCTTGTAAAAGAATATGATCGTATTTTGCAATTTGGTGGCACGTACGACCAAATCTTGGCTGCAATCGACCTCACCTATAACGAAGGCAATTCATCTGTTCCGGTCTCTATTCTTCCAACTGTAGAACAGATCGAGAAGAACGTTGGCGGTACAGTCAGAGCTATACGTTTTCAGTTCAACCTTGATCCTTTAGATGATGTATTGTCACGTATTCTTTTAGATACTGGTTACGACTGGTACTGGAATATGGACGCTCAGCGTGTATCTCTCATCAACAAGAAGATTCAGTTTGATATCAGTGAAGCTGAAATTCTGAACTTGGTGTCGAAATTTGGTAGCCAGTCTGGCTTAAACGAAACTAAGCAACTTGGCTTTGGTCATGACGTTGTGCCGGATCCTACACGTTTTCGTGTTCTTGGCGGTCACCAAGAAGGCTTCATTAATTCTGAATTACTTAGTCCGATTGACGGAATGGAAACGTCCGCACTTGATGGGAATGTTGTGTTCTCAAAAGCTTGGGACAAGTTGAGCGTTGGCTTTTATGATGCCGATGGATACTTTCGTACGTACATGCCCACTGAGAAAGAGTTACAGCTTGCACTTGCTGGTATTGAGCAATGGACGTACTACAAAATCTATCAAACGCCTAGCGGTACGGCCAATCCACCGGGGTATGGCTTTCCGCCCGACAATGGTTCTATTGCCGCTCAAAATTCATCGTTCCAAAGTCGCTTAGATCCGAACATGCCGCTCGCCGGTATTGCTACTGGTGCAGCCGAATCTGGTCTACGAGTGATCAGTAATCGTAGAGATCAAGAGCAAAACTGGGTTATTGCATTCTTCAATAGAATTCGTGACCACGCTTCGCGTCACTATGGTCGTTCGTATGTGGTTGAAGGACTACTATACAATCAAGCCTCTGGCTTGTTTCATCTTGTTGACGCTGCCTGGGCGAACGTTGAAAATCAAGTACAAGGCTATTCGCTGTCTGCTTCTGGCACCGTGACTACGAGTGGCGTATTCTTTGAAGATTACGAGATTAATCGCGATCTCGGGCCCGTGAGTCCATTCGTGACCGAAGACTTTAGAGTGCGTGCGTATTGCGTACTGCCACAAAGCACTGTGTACGGTCCACTTGGAGATGACAATCCAGCGAGCTTTGCCAATTGGACAGAAGACGCACCGCCATTTAATCCAAGTGGTGATGGCAGACACTATATTCCCGTGACATTGCAAGACGTTGGAGATCGTGTAATAGATCCGCACAGCGAAGCAGATCTTTACGGTTTCGAGTCATATCCCAAGGGAACATTACTGTGTCAATTGCCGATTAATGCTGGTCCATCTGGCGGCATTGTCAATGACGGCATTATCTTTAACTTGGCGACGATGTTGACTACTATCAACAAGTTGACTGGTTCTGGATTACTAGACATTATTAATCCATCTCAGGTATTGAATGTGTACGACGCACTTTCTGGCGTCGCAATTCCCGTACAGTCTCGTCTTCGTTATGGACAAACATATCCAAGTCAGTGGGTTTTGGGCGATCTTCATTATGAACGTCACGAAGATATACAGCTAGATGATCAGTTTGTTCCGTGGGCATTCTCTCCCGAGGGCAATCAAACGTCGCTGGCTATTATGACAGATCGTGCTATTCGTCGCGTAGAAGGCAAGATTGTTCCCAAGTCTTCTTCTCGTTATGCTGACTTCCAGCAAGTTGGACTCCCGCTCTTGTCGTTTGATGCATTTGCGGAACAAAACATTGGTCCTTCTGGACTGTACGGCGAAATTTCGCACGGCGTCAGTGAACTCAATATCAGTTTTGGCATCGACGGCTTCGTTACACGTTACAAGATTCAGTCGTATTATCCTAAGTTTGGTCGCGAGGCCCCGCTTGGCGAGAGAGTTCGTGCCCAGCTCAATGGCATTCTGAATCCGATCGACTTTGCCGACTTGGCACTACTTGATCCCAATCCAGATAGAGCCAGTAATCCCACGTTGCCGGGCGACGTATTTGCTCCGCCAATCTTCTTCGATGGAGAGCAGAACGCTGTTCGCGTGACTATTACAGAAGTCAACAACATTTTCTCTCTTTCAAGCATACCGGGAACGGCAGTCGATGAACGCTATCGTGGTATTGATCAACATCAATACACGAAGCCAACTACAGCACTTGACTCATCCAATATTGATTTCCGCGAAGGTGCAATTTGTATTGATGGCTTCTTGAACATTGATGATCAGGCTGTTTATCATACAGATAATTTTGAGTTACCCGATGGCAACATAATTTTGAGATACTTTACTCAGGGGCGTCCGTTTGCTAATGGCACAATTGTGCAAATTGAACGTGTCAACGCTGACAATACTGCTAACTATGATGTAACGATTGTTGGTGGCACGAATGACAGAGCGGTATTTGATCTACCCGTCTTAAATGGCTCTATTGTTGTTGGCCAGAAGACTACGCTTGCCGCTCAGGGTAATGCTAAAATTACTCCTGGCAATTCTGATGGTACTGTTTATCTGAATGGCACAGCATCAAGTGCCGCTGGTGTCGTGCCAGTTGAAATTGTTATTATGGCCAATCAGGGTACTCCACTTGCTAAGGCTATTTGCCGTCAACTTGATTACAATGGTCAAGTCATTACGTCTGGCGTGTTGTATTCTGAGGTTGTTCCAATTCCCTTTCCTCAATTTGCTGCGTCTGGTGACAGAGGATTCTTGGCCGCTGCCGTTGTTCCAAGTGGTGCCACTGAAGTAACTGTTAACTTTATCGAAATCGTCAAACCAGCTTTCCATAGGTTCTAATATGATATTAGTTTCTGGGTCTCCTCCTTATGAGTATGAATCTACTCTTCCAGTAAGGGCGGCCAATCCGTATACAACAACAGACGGCATTGGTGCGTCTGGTATATTACTGGAACAAGCTGAGTTTGTTATTGCGGCAGAGCTACGTAAGTTTTCTATTTCGCCTCATGATCCTTCTATTTTGCCAGACTATTTTACTTACACCAACACTAATGTTGCACCGTCTGGTCCATATGAACCAAAATCTGATGGTAGCACCGTTAACAATCTGTTGAATCCGACTGTATTGTGCGTTAACAAAATTGAAGATTTACGTAACGCACTAGATTCTCTTTTTGCGGCATATGCCTTTGATACATTTGCTAACTATAAGTTTTTAGCTAGGGGTGACGTTCATAAAAGCGACTGGATTAGGCAGGCATTTCCACATAGCCCCAGCGGACACAATCCAATAGATTACTTTGGTAATCCAACAACTATTGGTGACTATCTCAGGCCATTGCCAGATATTGGACAGAATTTTGATACTGATCAACATTATCTTGGCGGATCTGGAGTTCTTCTTGATATTGATTTTGCTGAGGTAATTTTTCAGCCCTATCCTTTTACTAGATTTACTAGTTTTGGTAACATGCAACCTGGAAGTCAACAATTTCTTGTTCAGTGTTCGCCATTGTTTCCTGCTTTTCAAAAGACTGATGGTAATGTTATCTCTACTAATGGCAGAGAACCTACCAGGGCAGAAATTGAACAGTTCAACTCTAGTAGAGTTGCCGCCGACGCCTCACATGTTTCTTCTGGCTTTGTGCGATTAGATGGATATTGTTTACATCCTTCTAGCACTTACATGCTTGCACAATACACGGGTGAAAACTTTACACCATCTAATACAAATGACTTTGATTATTATACTGGAGAGCCGCGTTATGTTACATTAGGTGGGCCAATTCCCATCAATGATAATTCATTAAGAGCTTTTATTGCCCCTCATGTAGCTGCTTCGGGTGTTTATCGTTTTGTTGTTAAAAACAGTAAAGCGGCGTTTCCAAAAACTGCCGTCGAATCTGGCATTGTTAGTATTTTTCCACCAGAAAATATTACATATCCTACGACTACTAACAGTGGTTTTGGTTATCATGTTTTTGATGATGCTATTTGGATTACATCTAATTCAGGTGGGTCAACTCTAGATGGCCGCCCATCTGGACTCGCTGTCATGTCACCATTTACTGGACATATGATGTGGGTATCTAAAGCGGAAGATGCAAATAAATGGGGTACGTCACGTGGACTTGCTCAAACTGGCACATCTTTGTATAGAGTTCAAAGAAATGTTTCTGCTGCTGCTGTTAATTTTACACAATATGATAGTGCAACATTAGACGAGCTATCTGTTACCAGCTCTGCATATGGTGGTGGTACCGGGCAATCAGTAGATCTATTTTTTGATGGCACTAACTATTGGATGACAAATACTCTTGTTGACTTCTATTATAGATTTGATGCTGCATTTGGATATACCGATGTACAAGTTCCTGCTCGTGGTGGGCGACGTGGTGCTTATATTAATGGTAAGTTGCTTGGATTTGGTGACACTGCTTCGGGTGGCATGACTAGTGGTATTGTTGAGTGGACTTTTGCCGGTGGATCAACTACAGTAGTTGCAACTAAAAAAGTGAATGGTGCTCCATTTATTGGTAACAGGGCGTTTGGCGTTGTACATGACATGATTGAAGTGACTGGTGCTTCTCATGTTACTAATGGAACTTGGGCACTTGTCTCTTGGGGTACAACCTTTGGCAATCAAGATATTTACTTGGTACGATTAGAAGAGGCAGCTACAACCTGGGAAATATTAGCCTTCTATATTTTGGCACGAACACAAACAACTATTAGCGTTGGCTCTCTTTTAGACATTACATACATACCGATACCTTAGTGTATTAATATGTAGCATTGATATGACATCATAGCCGAACAAAGCGAAGCGTTCTTTTGATAGCTGAGCTTAACAAGGATAATTAACATGGTAAGCGGAATTCGTTTTTTTGCATGCTCTGGTGCTATGGGCGGGACGCCCAGTACACGAGCAACACCCAATCTTGAGATTTTCAATCTCGAAGCTGGAGCTACAAATAACCCCAATCGTATGGGCTTTTTTGGACTTGCTGGTGCTCCAAATAGTGCTGTAATTGTTGGTCAGTACCAAGATCGTACACATCGTTGTGACGAGACTGGTGTTGACTTCGGTACGATGATCAACGTTAAGTTTACGGGAGCAAGCACTGCTAGTGTATCTGGCGTGCCATTTACAGCCGGTCTCACTAATATTCCTTCGACTTCTGGCACTCTCTTGTGTCGTTTTATCGACCCAAATAACACGGCTGTGATCACGCAGAATGCAACATTCAGTGCCATTAGCTTGACGCCTGGATCTGGTACTCCAAACGTTGCCGATCTCGTGAGTGCTGGTATTTTGATCAAGGCCGCTCAACTTCAAGATACGCAAGGCTTTGCTGGAAATGCTTCGTGGCAAAATATCGACAGTAGCGGCTCTGCACTAGCTCTTGAAACTCAGTTGAGTGCTCAATCAGTTCATGACTACCATCTTATTATCAGTGGTACGCCGACTGCTGCTGGACGTAAGATCAACTTTGCGTACTTGTTATTGTTAGAGTATTTGTAAGCAACGTCTAGAGGCGTTAAACTCTATCTTGATGCGTGGCAACATTTTTCGATAGACGAGTCTATGTCTGTTGGTCATAATGTAGTGTCAATCACGAAGATGATTTTCACTCGTGGACATGATCAATATGCTGGCATTCTCTTCAAAACATCCATTTGTTCCTAATCCTGCGAAGGATCCGACCGCTAGTCGTTGGATTGCCTCCCTCTCTGACGGTACAACCGTTTTCGAGGACGTTACGCCAGGAGAACGAACGGCCTGGGTTCGTCTTAGCGAGTACGTTAAGGTTCATAAGTTCAAGCTTACGAATCTACGACTAGAAGCGTACGGTCGTCGTGTTGTACTTATGCCTTATCGAGACGATAGTGGCAATCCCCAGATTAATGGCTACTGGCAATCTAAGAAGGCTGGGGCATTACTGAATGCAACACAGGTCGACCAGATTAATTGGGTTGGCATTGGCCTGATTAAAGGTCGCGAAATTCATGTGACGTGGATTGATCATGCTGGCAACGTCTCCTACGAAATAAAGCCGTATAGCGAGACTAATCTCGCGTGCATAGTGAACGACGCAGTATGAAGTACAAGTCGATTACAACGCCCGAAATTGAGCATGATGAAGCCAATATTCTCACGGAGATGCTGTGGCTGAATCGTGATCTACGATCAGACATCTTCCCGTGGCGTGGCGACAACGGCAAAGAGTGGGGTCGATTCGTCTCGGCCTTCAAGAAGCTCATGGGGCCATCGTTTGGCCTATCCTCCGAGCAACTTGCTTTCTACGTTTTCAAGTGTAAGCCGCACTACATAAATCCACCAGAGTTTGCCAAGATGGCTGTCGTAGCCCGCAAGCTGTTTAGACGCTATAACATAGACGAAGTATGTAGACTCTATTCCGATCAACGCCGCGAGTCCATGAAACCCGGACTTGAAAAGGCATCATACAAGCAAGAAAAACCGAAGTCATTCCTGACTTTTTTGAAGGAGCTAGAACGTGGCGAAGTCAAAGACTGATAAGCAGCCCAATGTTCCCGCACAAGTTTCGCTTGAGTTCTTTAGTGGTGAGCTAAGCAACGAAGAAACGGGCGTGTACGTTGTTGGTGCCAACGCAATGGAAGATCCGCCGGGTAATGAAAGTGGATCGTATACTCTAGACTACGACCTAGTTGTTCCATTTCCAGCGGGTCGTATTACCGAACTTTATGGAGATGAGGGTACAGGCAAGACAACTATCATTCTTGAAATTATAGGAAGAGCGTTATCTACTGATCCGACTAAGCGATGCATGTTTGTCAATATGGAGAAGAGCTTGAATGTTTCTCTCATGAGGACGATTCGTAGTCTACGTCCATTCGTGGAAGAGGCTGTTTCGAAAAAGAATGATTGTCGTTTTTGGATCGTCAATACTACAAATGGCGAACAAGCTCTTGAGGCAATGCGTCAGTTTGCTGCCATGTGTCCAGGTGGCATTGCTGCTCTTGACTCTATTGATGCGGCACAACCCGAGACTGTTTTGTCTGGTGCTATTGGCGAGAACCGAGTTGGTAATCATGGTAAGTTAATGTCTGATGCTATGCGTAAACTTATCGGTGTAGCCGAACAGAACAATGTTGCGTTAATCTTTACCAATCAAACTCGTAGCAAGATTACGTTGTATGGTGATCCAACTACAACGCCGGGTGGTGCTGCCGTTGCATTCTATGCGTCTCAACGTATTCGTCTTAAGAAGCCAACTAAGGCAGATATGATTACGATGGCGGATGGTCAGATTATTGGCAAGCTGATCAATTATAAGGTGGTCAAGAACAAGTTTGCACCAGAGGGGGCAGAAAATGCCATACCTCTACTCTATAATAGCGGTATTTTTCGCGAGCAAGAACTTGTGATTCAGTGCTGCAACTTTGGTATCTTGCGTTTGGGTGGCAAGGGTGGCAAACAAGTTTATTTGCACAAGCTAGATCGTGCCACCAATGAATTTGTCAAGAAAGATGCTACGGAACTAGATGGTATGTGGATGTCTCAATTCAATGCGTCACGCAAACTATTGCTTGACCCGGCATTGACGCTTAAGCTTGATCAAGAGTTAAAAGCATTCCTTAAGACGGACGGACGCCATGATGCTTTAGATGATATTACAGATGAAGTTTCTGACCCTCAGTAAAAAAGAAGTGCGTCTTGAGATTCTGCCGAGTAAGTATCCTGTTCGGTCCAGAACTCACTCTAAGTCTATAGGTCAGTACAATCTGGGACGTGCTATCCGTTCTATTTATGGTATGCAAGCTTTAGTTTTAGAAGAGTTTCCTATTCCAGAAGAAAGACTTTTTCTTGACTTTTATATGCCACACAACAATCTTGCATTTGAGTTTCATGGCGTACAACACGACAGTTTCAACAAATTCTTTCATGGCGATAAAGATGGCTTCGAGCGTTCAAGGGGCAGAGATCAACGTAAGCGAGACTGGTGCGTGCTCAATAAAATCCTATTGATCGAAGTGCGTGACACACTTTCTACTGATGAACTCAAAGATTTGATTCAATCGAACAGGGAAGACGATGAGTAATATTGCCGCCGAGCAGGTCTTTTTGGCCGGGGTTATTGCGAACCCAACCAAACTATTTGATTATCTAGACTATCTAGATGATACAGATTTTCAGCACTCAGCCACGAAGATGACATTCGAGGCTTTGCGTTCGTTGGTTCTGAATAAGGAAGCAACTAACATCACGAAGTCCAAGCTGGTAGCGGAGGCCAAAGCTCTTGGTCACCAGAACTATCTATCAGCCACCAAGGATGGGGCGTGGATTGATGAACTCTATAGGGAAAAAGTTGGTGAACAAGAACTAACCGACCTCTTCCTGGAGATTAAGCGTCAGACACTTAAAGGTAGTTACAGGCGTGCCTTTGAAGACACCAACAACTATCTGACAACTACGTCTGATCCTTTGTCGATCATGATTGGTAAGGTCGAAGATGCGATCATTAGCCAAGTCAATACACTTGATCGTGGCGAAAACGCTCCTGTACTCCTGACCAAAGGCATTTTCGAGTTCATTGACGCACTCGCGAACGACCCTGGAAATTTAGGAATAGATTTGGGTTTCCCAATATGGCAAGATCGTGTGGGTCAATTCAGAAACGGGTCTGTAACTTTTGTGGTGGCTACAGCTAAGGCTGGTAAGTCGCAGTTTGCGTTACGTGCAGCTCTCAATACAGCCCGGAAAGGACTGCCGGTCATCTTGTGTGATAGTGAACTTAACAAGAATGATCAACAGATTCGTCTTGTGGCTTTGATGGCTCGTGTACCATTCCAGTACATTGAAACTGGTTTTTGGAAGATGACCCCAGAGCAGTTGAAGTTTCATGGAGTAACTGATGAGCAGCAGATTTCGCACATTATGGAATGTGGTCGCCGCATTCGTGACCCTGAGTTACGTGAGCGTGTTTTGGCCTTACCCATTACGTACCAATCTATTTCGGGCATGGATGTATCTGCCGTCATTCCGCATCTACGTCGCTGGATTCTAAAAGACGTTAAGCCAGACCGTACTACAAAGAATGCACAGTGTTTAGTCGTCTACGACTACATTAAGTTGGCGACCGTTTCTGAACTTAAGGCTAATCATAATTTAGCTGAGTGGCAGATGCACGGCATCAACGTAGCGTTGTTACATGACACCATGAAGAAGTATAATATTCCTTGTCTGGCGTTTGGCCAGACAAATAATGAGGTTGACGAAGGCATCAAGTGTGTTGCTGGTGGTAAGCGTATTAGCGAAAACGTTACGTCGGTGAGTTACCTTAAAAGAAAGACAGATGATGAAAGAGCGTTTGACGGCAATGGTTCTCACTATTTACGTGTATTTGTTACACGTTATGGTGCGGGTACACCGATTGGTCACATCAATTTTGACGCTGATTTGAGTTGTGGTGACTTCAAAGAGATCGGCCTTAGTACCGTGAACTTCAATGAAGAGCGTCAAAAGCGGTTAGATCAGTTTAAGAAGAGTCGTGACGTAGCCTCCAAGAGAAAGGGTACCGATGATGAAGATGACTGAAAACGAAAAAGGGGCTTTACGTAATCACGCAAATCGCAACATTACTTATCTACTTGATAAGCTTGCAATCAACTATACCGATCGTGGAGATGGTCTTATTCAGTCGTGTTGCAAGTGTCAACAACATGGTGGAGATCGTGATAATCCCACCGCCTTTAGTTGGCGTCCAGGTCTCGGCAGGTGGGTGTGTTGGACTCATCACTGCGAAGAGTCACGAGGCAACGACATTTTTGGTCTTGTAAGTAGCATTCTCGGCACCAATTTTCTCGGCACCTCTAAGTGGATTCATGATCGTCTATCTGAGAAGAGTATTGACGTAACTCAAGTCGTAGCCCCGCCCGAGAATCTTTATCGTGGAACGGCACTTCATACACATGAACCACTCAAGGAGGATAATCTGCGTTTCTTGCAGATGGATCCCGAGTACCTGATTAAGCGTGGCTTTAGCAAGGAAGTGCTAAGAGATTACAACGCTGGATTGTGGCAACGTCCTGGAACATTCATGCATGATCGTGTAGTGTTTCCGATTCGAGACCATGATGGATTCTTGGTTGGCTATAGTGGCCGTACTATTCATTCAGAGAAATACTTCACTGAGAAGGGTACCGAGTATCGCAAATGGATTCATGGTCGCAACTACAATCTATGGCCAAAGCGTGGCGAACTTTTGATTAGTTCATTACTATTCAATCTTAATAGAGCAAAGCGTTTTATGGGTCAGCAGAAGAAGATGATCGTAGTAGAGGGGCCGCTTGATGGCATGAAGCTGGAAATGTCCGGCATTCATAATTGGGTAGCGACCCTCGGAACGACATTTTGTGCCAACCACAGAACTCTATTGGTTAAGTATGGCATTACTGACGTGTACGTCGCTTATGATGATGATGAAAACGATGCCGGTGACAGGGGACTCACGAGACTTAAGCGTGTTGTTGGTGACATCTTTAACGTTCATCAAGTTGATCTTAATGGATCGCACGACTGCGGCGAACTTCCTATCGAACAACTTCAACTCATTTTCAAGGGTGTAGGATGCTAAAACTCAAATCATGTTCACCTAGCCGTATCAAGACGTACGACATGTGTAAGTTTAAATACTGGCTTACCTATAATTGTCCTGGTCTAAAGCTTAAGACAAATTGGGGGGCGGTACATGGATCTTTGTTGCATGATGTCTTGGAGAATCTTGCTAATGAAAATGATACAGATTGGATGAGTCGTCTGTACAGGGGGTATGCTGGTGAACTTGCTACGTTAGACCGCAAGGGTCAGCCTGAGATTATGGAGTCACCTCTAGTCTGGGCGAAGACTAAAGATTATCATGACAAGAAGCCTTACTGTGATACCTGTCCATATAAGCAGGGCGATATATGTGGCATCTCTAAAGAGAAGCTTGATGATCTAACGGGCTGTCCACGGAACCTGTTTGATGGTTCAGTCAGTATGCTTGAGACGACCATCAAGAAGTATAGAAATGGCATTTGGGACAAGATGCTTCGAGACGCGAAGGGCGTTCCTATCGGCACTGAGTACTCATTTAATATCAAGCTTACAGGCACGGACGTTCCTCTGATCGGCATTATGGATCTCGTGATCGAAGAAGATCCCGAAACGATTCACATCATTGACTATAAGAGTGGTGCTTGGGTACAAAATTATGCTGAGTGTCGCGAAGACATTCAAGTAAAGATCTATTCAATGGCGAGCCGTAAGGAGTTCATTGAAGACGTGAACAACAAGGGATACAAATACAAGAATGTCATGTTGACTTTCGACTACTTTACCAGCACCCCCATTACTATCGCTTTTACAGCGGAAGAGGATGCTGAGACGGAAATTTCGACAGTTAAAAAGATTCATGAGATTGAAAACACTAATTGGATTGATCGTATTGTTCGTAGTAACGAAGACTTCTCTCAGCGTTGGGCTTGGAAGTGTAAGTCGCTTTGCGATACGGAAGTGTGTGCGTCTAAGTGGACGGGAAAGTTCAAGGCGGAATGATGGCACGAATTTCAAAAGATCTGATTGACGCATACTTTCAATATGGCGTTGACATTACCAATCGAAAAGTGTTCCTGTTTGACGACGTTGATGCCAGCAGTATTGGTGCTGTCATTAAAGGTCTATATTTAATGGAGTCTCAATATTCAAATAAGCCAATTGAACTTTTTGTAGGCTCGTTTGGTGGATCTGAATATGATATGTTTGCCCTATATGATGTATGTCGTACATTAGTGAGTCCCATTTATACTACAGCCATTGGCAAGTGTATGTCTGCGGCACCACTGCTTGTTGCCGCAGGCGAAAAAGGATATCGCTATGCTACTCCCAATACCTTTTTCATGGTTCATGAGTCATGGGAAGAATTTGGTGCCAAAAGAGTTGATGAGCTTGAATTGGACTTAAGGCACTATAGAGTTATGGGATCCAAGTGGGGTGAATTGATGGGTAAACACAGTAACAAAACTCCTAAGTTTTGGCTAGGTCTTTGTAAAAAATCTGGCGACACTTACTTTGACGCCGAACAGGCTTTAGAGTGGGGTTTGATTGATCACATTTGGGATGAGAAGGAGTGATATGTCGAAATCAGTAGTACGTATTATGTGTTGGAAACGCTCACACGTTACCGAATTGGTCATGAATAGGAGTCAGGAGCAGAAACTTGAATCGGATATTCCTAAGATGAAGAAGGTGTGTCCTAATTGTAAGCCAGAACATTCTGCCATTACGATTGTGGGTGGTGCAACAGTGTTTAGTCCAGCGAAAGGCTATCGTTGCGAGCATGGTCACTTGAGTCTAATCTCGACGCTCGGCGAGCAACTAAACGTCTGTTTTGGCCCCAGTCATGATGAATTTGTAAACGTTGCAGGATCGCTGGCCGACTTGCCGAATCTGGTTGACGAGGGTCACATTGCGTGTAATCATGTAGTGGATGGAAAGATGTGCGACTGTAAGCTAACCGCTATTGATGACTTTGTTCTGAATTACCCGTCGTCTCCTGGTATCAAAACCAGAACTCGTATTGGTGATTTGTGGGATCGTCATGGTATCGAGCCGGTACGTACAGGCAACTATGACGGACGGGGCGGCTATAATGATAGTCGTTCACAGAAAGCTAACAACTATCGGTTGGCTCGTATGAGCAGGGCACGCAATACGTCGAAGGACCGTCAGCCCGGCAAGACAATCAATAAGGCCACGAAAACAGATTACGGACATCGCAACAAGTCGTCCGTAAATCCAGACAGACTCAAATGAACTTCACTCACCTAAACGTTCACTCGAAGGCGTCGATGCTATATGGATCGGCCAACGTCAAAGACATCATCAAGTGTGTCAAAGACTTGGGGCAAACGTCCGTCGCACTAACAGACTATTCCAATCTTTTTAATGCGATTGAGTTTTACAAGCAGGCTAAGACTGCTGGACTAAAGCCTATTCTTGGCGTTGATATTTTCTTCTGTGAGGACGCTGAGCAGCTACGTATTCAAAAGGTGCGACAAGTTTCGCATTTGATTCTGTTGGCGGAGACGGACGAAGGTTGGAAGAATATCGCGAGGATTGTTTCGGAGGCGAATAGCGAAGCTAACTATTATTACAATCCCCGTGTTGACTTTAAGTTGCTTGAAAAGTACAAAGAGGGTGTGATTTGTTTGACTGGCGGTAGTCTTGATGGTGTGATTGCAAAGCACCTGTATGATAAGCCCACTGAGGGTAGCAATGACGTTGAGCCCGCAGCTATTTTTAAGGCCGAGGGCATGGTACGTCGCTTCTTGAAGATCTACGATCAATCTCATTTCTTCCTCGAAGTGCAATCTACTGGCTTAGTGCAGCAAGAACAGATCAATAGTCGCTTGCGTACTATGGCACTCAAGTATGGCATTAAGACCGTGGCGACCGGCAACGTTCACTACGTTCATCAGCATGACGCGGAGTCTCATAAGACGTTGCTAGCTATGAGCGAGAACGCTTACAGTAAGCTCACGTACACTGATTTTTCGCACGAAGAATACTACATCAAGTCTCGCGAGCAAATGCTTGCGGCTGGTCTACAAGAAGCTGAGCTTGACGTTACGAATGAGATTGCTGAGCGTTGTAACGTCACGATTGACATTAACAAGAGACGCTTACCTAAGTACGCTTTCGTGCCAGATGGCAAGACTTCTGATGAGTATTTGGTTGAGATTGCCAACGATGGTCTTTCTCGTATTCTCAAGGTTGCTGGATCAGAACAAGACTATCAGGATCGTCTCGATCGTGAATTGAATGACATTCGCGAAATGGGGTTCTCTGACTACTTCCTTATCGTTCACGACGTGATCTCGTGGATTCACAGCAAGGAAATCTTACTCGGGCGTGGCCGTGGCTCTGCTGGTGGTAGCCTTGTGAGTTACGCCCTCGGGATTACCGACATTGATCCACTCCAGTACGGCTTGATTTGGGAACGCTTCCTGAACAAGGGACGTGGTGGATTGCCTGACATCGACACGGACGTGCCACGTTCGAAGCGTCAGAAGGTCTTGGAGTATGTTCGTAATCGCTTCGGTGCTGGCAACGTTGCTCAGCTTGTAACCTTCAATGGTTTGCAAGCGAGAGCCGTGCTCAAGGAAGTGTTTCGTGTGTATAACATGCCGTTCGATGAGGCTAACAAGATCACCGCGTTGGTTCCTGCGAAGAACGACGAGCACGTTGCTATCAGTCTAGACGAGGCTATCGAGTCCGTCAAGGAACTCAAGGAATACGCCGAGAAGTACAAGCCATGGTTCACCATCGCTCGTGCCCTCGAAGGTTGCTACAAGTCAACCGGCTTGCACGCCGCTGCCGTTGTGATCTCGGACGTTCCGTTCGACGAGAGTGCCTATCCGTTGACTCGTTCAAAGGATGGCGATCTAATTTTCGGCTGGGACATGAACACGGTCGATTCTTTGAATCTGCTTAAGCTGGACATCTTGGGCTTGAACACTCTTGATGACATTCAGGTGACCATGGATTTGGTTGCTGAGCGTCGCAAGATTGATATTGCTCGTGCTTCCATGCCTTTGGATGATCCGGTTACTTATGCTATGATTGGCCAAGGGTTTACAGTTGGTGTTTTCCAGATCGAAAAGCAGCTTGGTAGAACATGGAGCAAGAATCTGAGGCCGGAAAGTATAGAACAGCTAAGTGACTTATGTAGTATTATTCGTCCTGGTCCGCTTGACTCTGGTATGGCAACTCAATATCGCGACGTGAAGATGAAGGGGGCGGATCCGACCTATATTCATCCTGCTCTTGAGCCTATTCTCAAGAACACCTATTCAGGTCTTTTATATCAAGAACAGGTAATTGAGATCTGTCGTGTACTTGCTGGCATGTCTTTGATCGACGCCGACAAGGTGCGTAAGGCGATGGGCAAGAAGAAGCCCGAAGAGATGAAGAAGTGGGAGCAGGTGTTTATTACTGGGTGCAGTAAGAGTGGCATAGACCCTGACATTGCCTTGGCTATCTGGAGCTACATTGATAAGTTCGCGGGGTATGGATTTAACAAATCTCACGGTGTCGGTTATGCTTTGATGGCGTATGAGACCGCTTATCTCAAAGCCAACTATACGGTTGAGTTCTTGTGTGCTAAGCTTTCGAATTCAGACGGCGAAGCCGAGAAACTGAGTGGTTTGGTGTACGATGCCAAACTATTTGGTATCGAAGTCACACCGCCTCGTGTTACGCACGCAAATAAAGACTTCGATGTGGTCACAGACAGGCATATCGCTTTCGGTCTCACAGCCCTCAAGGGTGTTGGTGTGGCCGCTGTAGGCGACATGATCAAGTTATCGAAGGGCCTCAAGACTTTCGACGAGATCATCTGGAAGTGGGCGACCACCAAGAGTAAGGTGACGAGTGCCACTATGATGGCGTTCATTAAAGGTGGAGCACTTGATGACGTGCAAGAAAATCGCGTTCGTGGCATTTCACGTTTGAAGTTGCTTGATAATTTGACCGAGAAGGAACGCGAGACTGTGACGCAGTTGATGCAAATTGAAACTGATGTCACTGATTGGGTGCGTTTCGTGAAATCATTGTCCGATGACAACAAGGTTGATCAGATTAAAGAGAAATATGGCGTGACAATTCCGAACGTACGTCGTCGTGCTACAATTCGTGAGCTATTACAAGAGTACGATGCTGGCGAACTCTTTGATAGTAAGGCTCAACGCATTGCCTGGGAGCAGTTTTATCTTGGTATTTCACTTAGTGGTAGCGAAGCCGACATCTACAAAGCCCGCCACAAGTGCGTGGACCTAGTGAAGAACGCCTCTGCTGATATGGCTTTCGAGATTGCCGTATGTGTTGATAGCGTACGTCAAATTACAACCAAGAAGGGTGATGACATGGCCTTTGTGACGGCTCGTGACAATACCTATCAAATGGACAACATCGTCGTTTTTCCAAGAACATTTGCTCTATCTAAAGGGCTCTTGGAATCTGGCAATGTCATTCGCATTAAAGGTAAAGTTGATGATCGTGGCTCACTGATCGCTGACGTTGTGGAAAGACTTAAATGAATTACGAATACGATTTTGAAGATATTGGTCTCACGGAAGATCAACGCAAACTTGTTGAATTGGGTATGGCAAAGGTTGAAGATCTTAATGTCATCATCAAGAAAGCAATTAACGCACGATCAAAAAACGGCTGGGAACCACTTTATCCATTCTCTGTACCGCTCATGTGGTTTAGACGAATTCCTCCCACACAAAAACGAAAAACTAAGTGACAGTTATGTTGATTGGTGATATCATAATGATGGATAGAGGACTTAGATATGATGGTTGATGTACCTGACGACACAGTAGCACAGATTCTTGAACAGTATCATCCCTTTGTTCGCTACATTGCTAAACGTGCCTGTTGCTCATCTGCGACGCTTGATGTCAACGACTTGTATCAGGTTGGAGATATGGCTGTTTTACGAGCGGTTAAAGCATATGATCCTTCATCTGGCACTAACATCAAGTCGTTTGTTACAAGCTCCATTCGAAACGCGATCTTTAACGAGGCGGCTCGTTTTCTTGGTGTATTGACAGTTGATTTTAGAACGACTGCCTTGGCGTCTATGGCGGCAAAATTGCACGAAAAAGGACAAAGTGACGAAGAGATTGCAGTTGCGTTAACTAACAAGTATGGTCGCAATTTCGATGCAGATCATGCTCGCGACTTGCATATCACCTATAGTCGTAGACACTATACACAAGTCCAAGAAGATATCACGGTAGACGGCATTGAGAATGATTTCTCGATCAAGGATCTATTAGACAGTGTTGTAAAGGACGAGACAGATCGTATCATCCTTTATAGACGCATACTGGGGGGTCTCTCTGTAGAACAGATAGCGGCCATTCTTCATATTTCAAGAAGGGCGGTTTCCAAAAAAGAGACCTGTCTTAAGACCAGAATCAAGCGAGCCCTTGAGAACGCGACATAATGTATAAGAAACGAATTCTATTTGTTGGTGAAGCTAGTTTTTTGAGTACTGGTTTTTCAACCTACTATCGTGAGTTGTTGCCTCGATTAGCCGCTACAGGCAAGTATGAAATTGCTGAGCTTGGCTCGTATGCACGTCAGGATGATCCTCGTGTACAAGAGTTTATTGCTGGTCGTTGGCGTTTTTATGGCGTGATGCCAACCACTGATGAAGAGAATCGAGTTTTTCAACAGCCAAGTCCGCACCCACGTACACGCGGACAAAACACTAATCAGTTTGGTGAACACAAGTTTGCTTACGCTCTTGTTGATTTTAAGCCGGATATCGTTATTGATATTCGTGACTGGTGGATGCTTGAATTCCAAGAACGTAACATCTTTCGCTCATGGTACAAGTGGCTTGTAATGCCAACGGTTGACGCTGAACCTCAACAAGAAGAGTGGATTCAGTCATATGAAAACGCCAACATGGTTTTGGCGTATTCGGATTATGGCATTCATACGTTGCGTCGCCAATCTTCGCTAGCTACAAACGGCAAGCGTGCCATGAAGATTTTCCCGAAGCCGATGCGTCCTGGCGTAGACATTAACTCTTTCAAGCCAACTGACAAGAAGACGAGTCGCGAACACTGGAATTTGGCCGCTGACGTACCTATTATTGGTACCGTTATGCGTAATCAAAGTCGCAAACTCTATCCCGATCTTATTGACGCTTTTGCGTTAATGAAGAATAAGTATAAGGGCGAGTCACAAGTTGACAAGGCTGTATTACTCATTCATTCGTGTTGGCCAGACAACATGCATTCATATGACTATCCTCGTCACGTAGCACGCCTAGATCGTTATGAGTGGATGGCCAATCATCATAAGGGCATTCGCGGTAGCGTCTTGCAATCTCTCTATTGTCATTCTTGTAAGCAGCCGTCTGTCACTTTTGCCGCCAACCTCTTTGGTCGTCCGGTTCAAGAAGGACGCATTAAGCTACCGTGCTGTTATTGCGGCAAGACGGACGCTTCGCCGCCGAGCACGAGTGTTGGCTTCGACCGCAACGATCTAGCTAAGCTATACAATCTGATGGATGTTTACGTTCAGTGTTCTATTTGTGAAGGCGACGGCATGCCTATTCAAGAAGCCAAGGCTTGTGGTGTCCCAGCCTTGGTTATGGATTACACCGCCATGCGAGAGAAGGGCCGTTACCCTGATTACTCTCATTTCAAGGAATCTGATATCAATGAACGTAATTATACGTGCCACAAGGGTGGTGAAGTAATTAACGTTGATAGATACTATTATGAACCTGAAACTTCATGCAAGAGGGCGTTGCCTGATATCGCTGATCTAGCACTTAAAATGCGTAACATGATTAAGGATCCAGTGCGTCTAGCGGCACTTAGTAACGAGGCTCGTGAATGCGTTGAAGAAAACTACAACTGGGATGAGTTGTGGCATCAGTGGGAGTACGTGTTGGATAATGTCAAAATTTTGGATCGTGCCGATACATGGGATAGTCCCATCGCTCAGATTGACGAAGTGCGTAGCACTCCTGTTCCGGCTAACCTGAGCGATGAGGAGTTTGTGAATTGGCTATACTTGAACATTCTTAAGTATCCTTCGGTGGATACCGAAGGGGCCAAGATGTGGATCTCTCACATTCAACAGGGCGTAACACGCGATCAACTCATGCAGCAATTTGTCTCGATCGGTAATCAGCAATCAAGTGCTAGCAAGATGCGTGATCAAGTGCGACTTGAAATGAGTGATAAGCTGTCGGCTTTGCCGACGAAGAAGTCGCAGGAGTTTGTATGAAATTACTATTCACTGGCCCGCTATTGGATTTTAGTGGATTCGCTCATGCCTCACGTATCTTTCTGCGTACGCTCTTGCAAGATGATAATATTGTCGTGACAGCACGGGCACTCAAATACGATCAGCTAGACGTTGGTCAGGCTTTCAAGCCAGACGCTTGGCTATCCGCCGTTCTCGCAAGAGACTTGCAGGACGTTGATGTAGCCATTCAGATGACAACGTGTAATGTCGAGGCTGTACCAATTCCTGGCATCCTGAATGGATTGTATACGTTCTTAGAAAGCAGTCATATGCAGTTGTCTTGGGTAGCCAAGGCTAATGAGTTTGACTTCTTGATGGTGCCATCTAAATCTAACGCAGAAGCGATGTTTAACTCTGGCGTGGTTAAGCCTATTGTTGTGTGCGGTCTTCCATGTGACGAAGATGTATACGCCAAGCAGTACGAGCCGTACACTCTTGAGCACGCTGGCGACCGCACGGTGTTCTACAACATCTGTCAGTTGAGTAACAAGAAGGGGATTGACGCCCTGTTACGTGCTTATCATGCGGCCTTCTGGGACCGTCCAGACGAAGTTTTGCTTGTTCTTAAAACGTACATTCAGATGTCTGGACGGAATAATGAGCAAGAGCAAGTTAAGCAATACATTCAGAATATTCGTCAACGTTGCCGCATTCCTGCTGATCGTTTTCCGCCCGTGTTGCCGTTAGTATTCACAATGAGCGATGATGAGATTCATAGTCTTCATGCTCGTGGCGACGCTTACGTTTGTTCTTCTCGTGCCGAAGGATGGGGTATCCCCGTTTTTGATGCTCTTGGATATGGCAAGACAGTAATCACAAATGCCGCTGGTGGTATGGCGGATTTCGTGACTCGTGATAATGCTCTCGTATATGGTGGTATGCCAACATACTTCTTTGATACGCCTCATAGTGATCCAGGACTTTACACTGGTGTCGAACAGTGTTTCGAGCCATGTGTTCCAGAAATGGCCATGGTCATGCGTAACTTTCATTTCCTTCGCAAGGGAGACAAAGAAGGGGTGCTTGACGATTCCAATAAAGAACAATGGAGGTCTGTTTTGACGCGGCGTGAGAACGCTAAGCTTGTTGGACAGAAGCATGACTACAGACGCATTTCGTCTATAATTACGAAACAAATTCATACGATGCTCGATATGTGGAAACAAACAGGAGTCGTGAGATTCAATGAAACCGTCCAAGAGAATAGCTAAGTATAACCTAACAAATCGTCTTGAAAACGAGATGCGTGTTTCGTATCCGCAACGCGGTCTTAAGGCAGATTATCAAGGTAGTCGTACCGCCGCCATTCAGTTGTTTTGTTTGTCTTGCATGGGCGGCTGCCGTGCTGATGTAGTTGCCTGTACATCTAAGAGTTGTCCACTTTGGCAGTTCAGACCGGGTGGCAAAAAAGGTGTGCGTCCGCCGGGTATTCCTAGCGAGGCAGACTATAGTGAAATGATTGACGATAGTGTTAGTGATAAGCAGCGTGAAGCAGGACGTAAGCTACGTAAAGAGGATGATGTAGAATGAATCAGTTTTATGAACCACAAATGAAGTCGATTGCGGAGCGAGTGAATCGCAAGCCGCGATTGGTACAGTGTATTCAGATGCTGAACGAAGAAGAGTTTGCTCCCTTGGTTCTGCGTTCGATCTATGATCAGGTAGACCGCATCCTAGTTATCGAAGGGGCGGTCGCAAACAACCCTCGATCGACGCCCGATGGGCATTCGATCGACAAGACTCGTGAAATCCTAGCGGACTTCAAAGCGAATCACGACCCCAAGAAAAAGGTTGTTATCATCTCTATCAACAAGCATTGGAAAAACTTGGAAGAGATGAAGCAGACGTTCTTGGATATGTCCATTCCCGGTGATTGGATTTTGATCAATGACGCTGACGAGTTCTACAGGCCGCAGGACATTGAACGTCTTCGTAGTGCTATTGATCTTAATCCTGCGGCCTGTGAGTTTGTGCCGAACTTCCTACATTTCTATCGTGACTTCAATCACGTTGCTGTGCCCGGTCCTGAATGGCAACCGCAGCATCAGCGTGTTTTCAAGTACGTGCGTGGCATGAAGTACAATAGTCATCCTATCGTAACAGATCCGGCTGGTCACTGTACATATTTCTCGCCTCACTATCAGCATCGTAGAGTGATGCTGAATGACTTTTTCATTTTCCACTATGGCTATGCTCGTTCGAACATGAACGACATTATGAAAGCTAAGCAGGAATATTACGAGAAGGAACTCGCGGCACATGGTGCCGCCAACAAGAAGTTTGATCAGAAGGTTAAGGATTGGTTTTCTAAGACCGAGCCAGTATTGGAATTTACTGGACTTCATCCAAAAGTAATGCACGCACATACACTGTATGGAAAGCTAGATCCTGAGTTTGAGTGTGATCATACCAATATCCCAAAGTGGGACAGCGATCAATTCTATTCTAAGGTACTTGCTGGCGAAGAGTACGGTAACATCTGGCTCTGTATGACTCGACAGTCGCAGCCGCATATGCACCACTACCATAATGGAATGACGTTGATGTTACCGCCGGTAGATATGCCGTGTGGTAATCCGCAAGACGCCGGGTTAAATAAGCTTGGTGATTCCTGGGCTCATGTAGGATCCTGTTAAGCTAGACCTGGACGGTCACAGATATGAAAATTAGTTACTTGGTGTCTACTTTTGATTCAGGTTCTTATCTTGATCGGCATATTGCCGACTTGCTTGAAAAGCAAACGGATCCCGACTTCGAGATCGTTGTTATGAATCCCGCTTCTCCTGGCACCGATGACATCATTGGTAGGAAGTGGGCCGAGCTTGACTTGCGAGTCAAGTATCTTTATTGGCCAACGCGAGAATGGTACGGTACGTCGTGGCTAAGAGCTTGGCAGAGTGCCACTGGCGATTTCGTGATCAATAGCAACACAGACGATTACCACGCACCGACTACTACTACTGAGTTTCATAAGCACATGAGCTTTGCTACCAGCGGTATGCACGCCGGTCGCAAGATTGGTTTCGGATATGCTGGCATTCATGTCATCGACGATCATGGCGTTCCACTTGGCGGTGGTATTAAGCCGCTCTTCGACTTTGAACTAATGAGTCGTGAGTGTTGGGCAGGCCCTCAAGTGTGTTGGCGGAATGATCCGGCCTTCAAGAAGTCCCTAGACTGGGACTTAATGTTCGCTCGTTCCGAACAATACCGATCGGCGTTTGATTACTGGCTATGGCTGTATTTCATGTCCCTGGGCTATCACGGTTATGTGATCCCACAGGTGCTCACGATTTACACTCAAAGACCCGATTCGATCGAGAACAGCAACAAGTCTGCGAACAATTACGAGACTTACTCGGCCATTTCCGAGTTCTTCGGTCATAATTTCAAGGGACACTTGAAGCACGCGATCGAGTTCGAAGACTTCAAGAACCTCCCACCGCGTGACGAATGGATTGCCACTATGCAAGCTGGCAAGAAATGGAAGCGATCATGAAGCAAGAAGTTATAGTCAAACCATGGGGTCGAGAGAGGATTCTGGAAGCTAACAACAAGTACGCTTTCAAGATTCTTGAAGTGGATCCTGGCAAGCGTTTGAGTTTACAGTACCACGAAGTGAAGTGTGAAACAATGTACTGTCTGTATGGCAGTGGCACTCTCACTATCATCAAAGATAATACGCAACGTAAGATTACTCTATTGCCAGGGCGGTACATTACTATCTTGCCTTTCGAGATTCATCGTTTAGAAGCTAGCGAAACGTCGCCACTTGCGGTCATGGAAGCAAGCTCGCCAGAACTGGGTGATGTCGTAAGACTACAGGATGATTATGGTCGATAAAATGATTTTCAAGAAATTGTGGTATCAGGTATTTGCTTCTAAGCTCTATCGTAGAGAGCGTGAAACACATCAACTCTTTCTAGATAAATGTGACGAAGTACTCAAGCTTCAATGTGAAATCAATAGACTTGAGCTACCTACGTATATTGGCAGTTGGGTAGCATCACAATCCCATGCCGCGAAGCAACGTATCGTTGCTCTAGAGCATGACCTTGCGAAGATGAGTCTTGTACGCGACGCCTTGAAGCATGAAAAGGCTTACTCGCTCTTCTTAGAGGACAGTCTTATATGTCACAACCCTGGCGAAGTATTTAACGCCCTTCCGTTTGACAAGCGGAAAGAGTATTTTGAACGAGCACAATGATCAAAGTTCTTCACTATCTGCGTCACCTTGGGTTAGGTGGTACCGAAAAAACATGCCAACTCTTTTTCGAGCACGCTGACGTTAGCGAGTTTGAAGTGGCGATTGTTTACGATGTTAATGGTACGCATCCTCGCAAGGCCGAATTTGAGCATGCCGCCAAGATGTGTCGAGGCAAGCTTTTTGAAGTAGACACTCAGAAGCACACAGACGGTACTGGGTTACAAAGCGTCATTGACGATTTTAAACCCGACATCTTGCATGTCTATCGCAGTGGCTATCGGGAATTTCCTGTACCTGGATACCATATTGACGTGCCGCACTTTGTCGAGACGAATGTCTTTGGCTTTTATGACAGCAATGTTCGTATTGACAGTTCATTGTTTATGAGTAAGTGGCTCATGAAGAACACTATCAAGCAGATGGGCGTTCAGCCTGATCGTTTTGATTTTGTGAACAATCCTGTGGAAATGCCATGCACTAACGCTGAGCTAGGTGTCTCGCAACACTGGAAAGCGGAAGGTGCTATTGTAGTAGGGCGTTGCGGTCGTCCAGACAATGGTATCTACAATTCCGTGAGTGTCGATGCGGTTCGATTGTTACGCATGCAGGGATACGACATACGCTTCTTAGTTGTGGCACCGCCATCGAACATGATTGATGATCTTGCACGTTACGACATTCCTTTTCATGTCATTGAACCAACCACCAGTCAATTAATTCTCAGTACGTTCTATAATAGCGTAGACGTTTATACGCATGCTAGAGCGGACGGCGAAACTTTCGGCGTGAACATTGCCGAGGCCATGATTCATGGCAAGCCAGTGATTACGCATATCGCTACCCCAAGCGTGCCGGACATGGGTGTATTCCAGTCACAGACGGAGCTTGTGGATACTGGCAAGACTGGATTCGTTGTCAACAACACACCGAGTGAATATGCGGAAGCCTTAAAGACCTTGATTGACGATGAATCTATGCGTCGCACTATGGGAGAATTCGGTAGACGCAAGGCAGAAGCAGAGTATGAAGTTAGTGTATGTATGTATAAGCTTGAAAATATCTATAGGGCGATTGTCAATGGCTAGCGAGTTAATTGGTTACAAGATTTGTAGAAAGTTAAGAGATCAAGGACATGTCTAAAATTCGCGTTTGTCATCACAGTAAGACAGTAGGCTTTAGCGGGACCGACCGTACAGCCCAATTGTTTTGCAAGTACCTCGCTAAAAGCGACAGGTACGAGCCGTTTATCGTCTATCGCGAAGGTGATCTGGCGAACAATCGTTTAGAGATCGTGAAGTCGTGGCTTGGCGATGACCACGTAATTCCGTACCAATGGACCCCTGGAAAGAAGGGGCGGCAAGCTCCCTACCTGCCAGAGTCGGACAACCTCTACGACGTTTTAAAGCAGATCGACCCACAGATTATGCACGTCCATCGCAGCGGCTACACGGAATGGCCCGCCTTTCGCTACATGGCACCCAAGGCTAAGTGGATAGAGACTAACATCTTCGGTTTTAAAGATAACGCACCTGAGCCGCAGATCGACGTTAACGTCTATATCTCCCAGTACATTCGCAGCACCGCCTTACGTGCCGGTAGCGTTGATGGTCCGGTATTATACAACCCGATTGAAGTGCCGGTACTCGACGTTACGACAGAGAACAAGGAAGTATGTCGCGAACATCTTCTTTCAACTTTCAAGCTACCTCATAATGCAGTTATACTTGGACGTGTAGGTCGAGCAGACAACTTTGATCCTATCTCTCTAAGAGCGTTTAAGGCTATTGAAGATGTCTATTCGAACGCCTACTACATTGTTGTAAATCCTTGTCAGGTTTGGCACGATACGGTGCGTCAGCTAGGCATTAAGAACGTTTGCTTTTCAAGCCCTATCGTCAAAGACGATGAACTGTCAAAATTCTATATGGGACTTGACATTTACGCTCACGCTCGTCATGATGGAGAGTGCTGTCCGTGCAACATCCAGGAAGCCATGATGCATGGTCTGCCGGTGGTGTCACACGAGAGCATGATCTATAACGGTCAGTCTGAGATCCTTGCTGAAAGTGGCTTTGTTGTTCCTGTTGGCAATCACGAAGCTTATCGTGACATACTAATGCAGCTTATTGCCAATCCTGAACTCGCGACGGAAGACGAGAAGTCTACTATTCGTCTACGACAGCACTTCGGTCGCGAAGCCCGTCGTCGTGCTATGCGACACTTTGAAGCAAGTACCGTGACAGGACAGTTGATGCAAATCTACGATTGGACATTGGCAAACAAATGAATATTATCAAAATTATAGATGGCTGGGATAAAAAACTCAACTTAGCTTTAAAAACAGGAAGAGGTAAGTTTGGCGGCCATACTCCAATAGGTGATATATTTGATTACAAGAAAATCATTGAAGCTATTCGTAATGGTCAATTATGTAAGGCATTCGACTTGGCAAATGATTTAGACACTATGGCACGCGACGAGATTCCTATGACGGTTTGGCATATACTTGAAAAAGAGTATTACAAATGAAAATCATATCATTCTGTCTTTGGGGGAATAATCCAAAATATCTTGTTGGTGCAATGAAAAATATTGAACTCGCACGTACACTATTTCCAGACTGGACCTGTCGTTTTTATGTTGGTCAGTCAGTACCGAGCGACATTATTAAGCAATTGCTTGTCCCTAGAGATAATGTTGAGGTTGTTTGCGTGGATGAGCCGGGTGATTGGCGTATGATGTTGTATCGCTTTAGCCCTATCGGTGAAAATGATGTAGAAGTCATGATGAGTCGTGATTGCGACTCTCGTCTTTCTTTGCGAGAAAAGCTTGCAGTTAACGAGTGGTTGGCTAGTGACAAATCATTTCATACTATGCACTGTCACTTTCATCATTCGGTGCCGATACTTGGTGGAATGTTTGGCATTAAAAAAGGACTGTTTTCTGAGTTGTCTCGACACGCTATTGAATGGGCTCAGGCTCGTGAATCTCGATGGCAGATTGATCAAGATTTTCTAAAGGAAATTGTCTGGCCTATTGTTAAGCACGACACTTTGAATCATGCTGACTTTCATACTAATATTTGGCCGGGTGTTCCATTTCCTACTCCAATGACGCCTGGACATTTTATTGGTGCCACATATGATGAGAACGATAATATTGACCCGGCACAACTGAAAGCTTTGCATGGCTAGAAAGGCGTGCAATCCTCATGTCGTCTTGACGACAGAGAACGAATCGAGATAGTAGTTCACTAGTTTTGTTTAATTTGTCAGAAAGAAAAAGAAGGTTAAGATGATCAAATTTATTGTTGCTGCGTTTTTGGCTATGTTTACTAGCAATCCTTATTGCGGTACTTCGCCGTCTAGTTTCTATCCACTGCCTTCATTTGTTTGTCCGGGCGGACAACCCATTGATGAGGAGTGTTTGATTGCCTGTGCTGAGTTGTGGCGGACACAAATGTATTTAGCTTATGAAAGAGCCTGTGCCGAACATCAGGCACGACAAGATGCGTTTGAGGAGTGGAACAAGGCTATTATGGCCGGTAATGATGCGTGCATGTCTATTGCTACAACTCCCGAGGAAGAATTGGCATGTAATCGCCAGATGCACGATAATTTGTCTTTGAATACTGAAATCTTTTGGCTTGCACTTGAACAGATTGAAATAGATTTGGCTGCTGATGTTCAAGCTGCTTTTAATACATTCAGTAACTGTGCGTTGGAATGCTGTGATCAATGATCCGTAAGGGTTATTCATTTGACGACGTTCTGCTTGTGCCTCGGTACAATGACATTCCGTCGCGACGCGACGTGGATACGTCTATGAAGTTCGGTGGTCTTGAACTCAAGATCCCCGTCCTGTCGTCCAACATGGATACTGTCACTGGCCACATGATGGCCAACAAGATGTTTGAATTGGGTGGACTCGGTGTTTTGCACCGCTTCTGTACAATCCAAGAGAATATTGACATGTACCGCAATGCCGCCTTTAAGCACGACATTGGTATGATTACGCCGTTTATGCCAAACGGCTATCCCAACCCTTGGTGGTTCAAGATCAAGGAAGCCGTTATCTCACTTGGTGTCAATGAGAACCTAGATCGCTTCGATGCCCTCTATGATGCGGGTGCTCGCTACTTCTGCGTTGACGTAGCACATGGTCACACAAAAGCTATTGGTAAGTTCATAAAGCTTTTGAAGCAGTCCAAGGACGTATTTGTTATCGGCGGCAACGTTGCTACGCACGCTGCCGCCGACTATCTCGCTTCGTGTGGTGCTGACGCAATCAAGGTTGGAATTGGTCCGGGCTCTGTATGTACTACCCGCCTCAAGACGGGCTGCGGGGTACCGCAACTCACAGCCATTATGGATTGTGCAAAAGTAGACCGTCTGATTATTGCTGATGGTGGCATCAAAACTCCTGGCGATGCCGTCAAGGCTTTGGCTGCTGGTGCTCACGTCGTTATGCTTGGTGGCATGCTCGCCGGGTGCGATGAGACGCCCGGCGATGTTATTTGTGGATTAGAATTACGCACATCGCCAGGAAAAGATAGTGGTGTGTGTCCACCTATGGACACATATAAGACATATCGTGGTATGGCTTCAAGGGAAGCACAAGAAAACTTCATGGGTGCCATGGCCGACTGGAAGGCCGCCGAGGGCGTTCAAATTGAAGTCAGATGTAAGGGGCCTGTCGCCAACGTAATCAATGATTTGGTTGGTGGCATTCGTTCTGGTATGACGTACTGTGGTGCCAAGGATGTCGCAGCATTGCAACGTAACGCCGAGTTCATTGAGGTCACAGCAAACGGAGTTCGCGAGAACTCAGCACATGGAGAAGGAAGACTGTAAATGTCAATAACTTTAACAGAGAGTGCTATTAAAGAATTAGATCGTATTATGTTAGAACAGAATCTTTCAAAAAATACATGCCTTCGTTTAGGAGTGCGGGGAGGCGGCTGTTCGGGCTTTAGCTATATTTTAGAATTCGATGACACTGTGAATGAAGTAGATCAAGTTAATGAATATGGCGGCATTACAGTTGTTTGTGATCCAAAGAGTTTTTTGTATCTTAGTGGTATGAGTGTTAACTTTGAGAACACTTTAATGAATCGTGGTTTTAAGTTCATCAATCCTAACGCAGTTAAAAGCTGTGGATGCGGCGAGTCGTTTTCGGCATGACAATGCGTATTCTAGTTTCATACAGAGGAATTCCTCAGTCTCGTGGCTGGGCGACTGGAGATTGCGTCGTTCGTGCTTTTCAAGAACTTGGGCACGAAGCTGTTCCATATGGTAACTACTATCAGACACAAGAGAGATTAGAGGGCTCACGGAAGGTCTTAGAAGAAGACTGGGACTTATTATTATTTCTTGAATGCGGCGATGGCGATCCTGTCTATACAGAGCTAATGAATGTACGGTCACGCAAGCGAGCTAGCTGGTTTTTTGATGCCGCACTCTATCCTGATCGTTGGCGAGCAATCAATAACATGTTTGGCTTTGATGTTAACTTTATGGCCAACGCCAATATGATCTACGATGGAATGTACTTGCCATACGCCGCCGATGAGAAGTTGCATTTTAGATCTTATCAAGAAAAGGTTCGTGACTTTCTAATTATAGGTTCTGATAGACCAGAACGTCGCCACCTTTACAATCTAATTAGACAATATTGTCCGGCAGCAAGAACAGATTTTTTGCATGGCGTGTTTAGAGAGCAGTACATTGATGAGATAGCTAGATCTCATTATGTTGTAAATGATGTTGCTGGTGGAGGGGATGGTTTATTACCCATGAGATGCACCGAAACCATGGCGGCGTGTAGTGTGCTCCTCAGTGTACAAGATTCGGCCCTGCATACCATTGGCAATGATCTTGAGCACTTTATTTCATTTCAAGACGAAAACGATCTCGTTGGCAATGTTACAAAAATGTTTTCTGTGGGAGAAATTCTTTCCAAGAGAATTGCCACTCAGGGCCAAGAGCATTGCTTGAAGAACCACACCTACAGGAATAGATGTTCAACCATTTTGACTAGGATGTTCCCGTAATTATTCCAGATAGTGCTGGACAAGATGTTGTTTTAAGTAATCATATATATAGGCACCGTTGTTCGACGATCTTAAAAAGTTGTTTCCACATGAAAGAGTCTGACAAGATTAGTATTTTGGTTTGCTGTCACAGCAACGACCACGAGCACGACATGCTTTTGCAAGCTGCTCTTGAGTCTTTAACTCGACAGACGTATCAAAATTTTGAAACTGTTTTAGTGCTTGATGAGTGTCGTGAAGGCACGAAATGGATAGCTGAACCCTATAGGGATATTTTAAGTCTTAAGATCCATGAGCGTCCCCATAAGCAAGGCTTGGCAATGGCCAAGAACTTTGGTCTAGCTCGCTGTACGGGTCAATGGGTTGCCTACCTTGATGCTGACGACCAGTGGATGGATTGTAAGCTTGAACTGCAACGCAACTTCCTTTTAGAGAACGAGAATACGGATTTTGTATTTTGTGAAGTATGGGATAATTATGCTGGTACGCTAACTCCTAACTGTTTCAAGATTGGGCAATACGAAACCCACGCGGCAATTGCTACTGCGATGCCGCGTGAGAATGTTGTATGTCACGGCTCAGCGTTAATTCGCAAGTTAGCTATTGATTCTCTGGGTGGTTATAGTGCCGACCGTTCACTATTGGGTCGCGAAGACTGGGATTTGTGGCAAAGAGCTATCGCTAATGGATTTCATTTCTATAAAATACCAGAAAGATTGTATATTTATGGCATGGGAACTAGCGTTGTTCGTGGCGAAATATGATGAAAAAAGTCTTGTATGTAGGTTTGTTGCATAACTATGGTAAGCCCGAAGAGGGCTTCTCATACGAGCATATGAATATTGAAGCTGGCCTTCGTGACTGTGATATGTTTGAAGTGACGTATTGGTATCCTGATTCGTACGTCTATCAAGATTCTGCCGAAGAAGTTTTCACGAGCCAGAAGTTCGACGCCATCTTTCATGTCGCCTTTAACGAATCACTAGATCTGCCTGAGGGGGTAGCAAAGCTAGCCCTCAGGCAGGATATTCCAGTCATACAATGGGATTGCGATAGCTCTTGGCGTTTCCAGAACTGGATCTTCCCGCGTCGTGACCGCGTTAGTCACTTTGTCACGACACATTCAGCCATGGTGCCGCAGTACGAGAAGAATGGCTTGAAAGTTATTAAGTCACAGTGGGCTGGTTCCCCGGCGTATAAGGCGAATTCGGGGGTGTATATGTACGACGCTACGTTTGTTGGCCAGAAGCATGGTCAGATGCCGAATGGCAAATTTCTACGCTCAGAGATCGTGGATGCCATTATGAATGCTGGTATCCGCGTTGACATCTTTGGTAATTACTGGGATGGTTATGCCAACTGGCATGGCTACGCGAAGGACTTTGAAGAAGTGATTCGCGTATTCAATCAGTCGCGTGTCAATTTGAATCTGTCGAATCCATGGCATCATGGAACGATGCCACAGATTAAGGGCAGGCACTTCGAAATTCCTCAGTGTCAAGGGTTTCAGATTAGTACGCCAGCAGACGATCTTGAATCTTACTTTGTACCAGACAAGGAAATAGTCATTGCCAAAAACGTTCAAGAGTTGATTGAGAAGACACAATACTATCTTGCCAATCCAGAGGAGCGAGAGGTAATTGCTCAAGCGGGTCGTGACCGTATGCTTCGTGACCATCAATGGTACCATCGTTTCGAGTACATCTTTAAGGAAGTGGGATTGCTATGAGATTGAATCTAGCATCACACGGCGACAACCGCGAAGGCTACGTCAACATTGATTACGATCATCCCTCGGCAGACCTCAAGGCCGATGTTTCGGCACTGCCGTACGAGGAAGATTCGGTAGATCAGATCCTGGCTTACCACATTCTCGAACACTTTCGAGCCGGTGAGTACGAGCCACAACTATCGAATCCGCTCAATCCCAAGACAGCAATGGCTGCTCTTGCTGAGTGGCGTCGAGTCCTGAAACCGGGCGGCACACTAGAGATCAAGGTGCCGGACTTCGAGAAGATCGTTTGGCTTTACTTCAACTTCCCTCAATGGGCCAGAGCAGAATCCAGCGTCAACGCTCCATTTGGTAGCTACTCGGATTGGGTTGTATCTAACGGGCAGCACCAGTGCCTCTTCGACAAGAAGGCCATGCACAAGCTTCTGACGTTGTGTGGCTTCAAGGACATTACCTTTCTAGATGGTCCACCGGCAGCGGTGATTGATCGAGCAAACCTTGAAATGTATGTAGTGTGTAGCAAATGAATTACGAAACTCGCAAGGATAATCACGACTTCATGGGGCCGGACCATATTGCCCGGTTCTTACGTAACCACAGGACGGGCACGGACAACCTGGGTCGTCATCGCCTAGCAGCTATCGTTCGCGAACACGCGAAGCCAATGGTGCTTGACGTAGCCTGCGGGACCTGCGTTACGTGGGAGGTCATGAAGGCTGTTGGCGTTGACTGCCAATACTGGGGCTTTGATCGCACCGAAAAGATGCTCGCCCACGCCAGAGCCCTGTATGGCGATGAGATCTGCCTCCGCAAAGGCTTCATCCAATCTCTTCCTTTTGAAGCTGATTCTTTTGACATCGTTATTGCTCGCCACATTCTCGAACACTTAGGCGAAGGTTATGAACAAGCAATCAAGGAAGTCTATCGCGTTGCGTCGAAAGAGGCGATCGTTATTCTTTTCGAGGACTTGGCCGACATGCCGCACGATGTCATCAAGGAGTCAGAGCCAGACGAGAATGATTGTACCTACTTCTGGAACACATATGCTCATGATAAGTTCATGACCTTCCTTGGTACACTGGGATGCCAAGTCAAGGTGGAGTACGTTCGTACGCCAGGTGCTGCCGCAAATGACACTATTATTAGATTAATCAAATGAGTATTGACGTAACATACGGCGTTCTTAATTTCAATCCTAGTGGCGACGAATCTGCTACCAGGGCGTACATCGCTGCCGTCGAATCACTTGCCACGAACAGAAGCAAGAACCTGACTAGTGAAGTCTATCTGTTCGATCAGGCTAGTCAGCCCGATCTCACAGAGGCGTTAGCTCGTAAGCACGGCTTCCATGCTGTTCTATTGCGTAGCAACGTGGGGATCAGTCGTGGTATTAACCTACTTGCCAATATAGCTCGTGGCGAATTTGTGTCTCTTGTGACCTCTGACGTGACGTTTACGCCTGGACTAGATGACGCTTTGGTATCGACACTTCGTGCCGATCCCAAAATTTATCAGATCTGTCCAACGTCAGACAACTCATCGCTAGATCATCAACGAATGCAACAAGCTCGTCCAGACGGCATTCTTGTTGAAAACCTTGTACAAGAATTGACTATCCAGTTTTGGCCACGTACTGTTTTCGACAAGATCGGATACTTTGACGAACGCTGGAAAGCATGCTATGAGAATATAGACTTTGCTCTACGTGCGTTTCTGGAAGGTGGCTCTGTAGTTGTTGATCAGCGTGTCTTTTGTCATCACGAACATAATGGCACCACTAAGAGCGGTGCTATTCACAAGGCGTATGACGGCTATATGTCAATGCCCAATGGTCTTGATCATCAGCCGCTCTTGCAGATGTGGCGTGACAAGTGGCCCAACCTTGAAAGATACATGAATCACTATGACACATTCACTAAGGATATGGGCCAAACGCGGGCGGCAATGTTTTTTGCGTATAGCAAGAACGTGTATCTGCCGTATGTACAAGAGGTCCCTTATTAACATGAAACGCTACGATATCATCGCACATCTGATTGAGGCACGCGACTACAAGTCGTATCTTGAAATTGGTGTACTGGAACAAGAAACATTCAACAGCTTGCCGCCACTAGATGTTAAACATAGTGTTGATCCTAATGGGCAAGCTGTGTTTAATACTACCTCCGACGACTTTTTCAAGAATCATTGTGATCAATGTTATGATTTAATCTTTATTGACGGCTTGCATCTTGAAGAGCAAGTGCAAAGAGATATGGAAAATTCATTGACACACCTAAACGAAGGTGGCATAATTATAGTACATGACTGCTTGCCTTCGGCAGAGTACGAGCAACTGCGAGAAGGTGTTAGTGGCAAACCATGGACTGGGGACGTGTGGAAGGCATTTGCAAAGCTGCGAGCGGATCGTAGGGACTTAATTATGCGTGTTGTGGATACTGATTATGGATGTGGGTTAATTGAGCGTGGTGTCGATCCGGTCGAGTACCACTCAATTGATGGCGATTACACCTGGGACTTCTTCTGTAAGAATCGTAACAAGATCATGGGTGTGATTACACCGGAGCAGTTTATTGGACGTTCATAATCGAGATTGGGTTGTATCCCGTAACAATCTTTTGAATGGTAAGCTACTTGAGATTGGTAGTTTTGTTGTGCCCGGCCAAGAACAGATTGCCTTGCGACCAGCAGTCGCAAAGTTTGTCAATAGCTATCTCGGCATTGACATGCGTGAAGGCCCTGGCGTTGATCTCGTAACTAGCGAAGACAACGCCTTTCCTTTTGAAGATAACACATTTGATGTCGTTGTATCGTTAGATACCCTTGAACACGTTCGCAACCCTTGGACGTTCATTGAAAACGCAGCGAGAGTCCTAAAGCCCGGTGGTCACTTCTTTTTGGCTACCGTGTTTTCATTTCCTATTCATGGTTACCCGGATGACTACTGGCGTTTCACCCCCAATTGCTTGAAGATGCTCATCGAGACCTATGGTCTCGAAGTGGCAGGTGATTTGACGCCATCTGAATGCTGTACTAAAAACCCTGCACATCACTTGGCGAACCCGACAATCGTTCGTCTAATTGCTAGAAAGCCACTATGAACGCCAGGACATTAGTTACTGGTTCGTCTGGATTTTTAGGTAAACATGTCGTTCCACTCTTACGTGCCGATGGTCATGAAGTGATGACCCCATCAAGTAACTCTTTGAACTTACTTGACCAAGACGCTAAGGCAATTGCGAGTTATCTTGTTGTCCACGAGGTAAGTACGGTTGTTCATCTTGCTGCAATTTGTGGTGGCATCGGCATCAATAAAGACAATCCAGGTAAGTTCATGTATGAGAACTTGCAGATGGGTCTTAACGTTATCGAGGCGTGTCGCCTCGCTAACGTAAATAAGCTTGTGAATTTGAGTACCGTCTGCTCGTATCCCAAGAACACGCCGGTGCCATTTCAAGAGAGTGATCTATGGAATGGCTATCCCGAAGAGACGAATGCTCCATATGGCATTGCTAAGAAAACGATTGTGGAGCTTGGTATTGCATACCATAAGCAGTATGGTTTAAACGTCACTAATCTAGTGCCGGTTAATATGGCCGGTGAGCACGATCATTTCGATCTTTATTCCTCTCATGTTGTGCCAGCTTTGATTCGCAAGTTTGAAGAAGCTGATCAACAAAGAGAGTATGTAGATATCTACTCAATGTACCAAACGTTACCAACTGACAGAGCTTTGATTAGTGCCCCATCTGTAACCTTATGGGGTACAGGATCTGCTTCTCGCGAGTTTTTGTATGCCGGTGATTGTGCCAAAGCGGTTGCAATTGCCGTTCAAAAGAATACGGGGCCAGATCCTATCAATCTTGGCACTGGTCAAGAAATTACCATCAAGCAGTTAGCCGAGTTGGTAAAGCGAATTGGTGGCTATTCTGCCAATATCGAATGGGATCATACTAAGCCAGATGGTCAACCACGCAGATCACTAGATGTTTCAAGAGCTAAGAACGTGCTTCGCTGGGAAGCAACCACACCGATCGAAGAAACTGTGCGACGCACAATTGAATGGTATAGACAGAACCAATGAGTAAGACAGCTATCATTACGGGCATCGGCGGCATGGACGGATTTTATCTATCTCGCTTATTGCTTGAAAAGAACTATAGGGTTGTTGGCATACTGCGTCGCTCCGCCAACAAGAATGATGCTCGTTTACGTACACTGCAAGGTTCACCCAACCTTCATTTGGTTTATGGTGACGTTACTGATGCGGCAAGTATCAGTACGATAGTTGAGCAGTTTAGACCTGACGAATTTTATCATCTAGCCGCCAACTCTTTCGTGGGGTGCTCATGGACATCGCCCAACCATGTGTTTGAAACGAATACAATTGGCGTGATTAATTGTCTAGAAGCGTTGCGACAGTTCAAGAAGGACTGTCGTTTTTACTTTGCTGGCAGTAGCGAGATGTATGGCGATTACGTTAAGCGTAAGGGCGGTAACGTTCTTCTGGACGAAAACTCACCAATGATTGCCGCATCACCTTATGGAGTATCTAAGGTGGCGGGATATCAAATGACAAAGGTGTACAGAGAGTCATATGATATGTTTGCTGCGTGCGGCATTCTATTCAATCACTCTGCTCCTCATCGCGGCGAAGAGTTTTTTACTCGAAAAGTCACAAGTCAGTTGGCCAAGATCTTTTGGGGCCGTCAAGATCAACTTGTCTTGGGCAACCTTACTGCCAAACGTGACGAGGGCTATAGTGACGATTACGTTAAGGCTATGTGGCTCATGCTGCAACATGACAAGCCAGACGATTTCGTTATTTCAACCGGCGAGACCCATAGCTGTCTAGAATGGCTTGACCACACACTCGACTTCTTTCACCTTTCAAGCGATTGTGTTACCACGTCTTCTAGTTTGATTCGCCCCAACGAAGTGAATGTATTAATTGGTGACTCTACTAAAGCACGCGAGGTTTTAGGGTGGACGCCATCTGTAAGCTACAAAGAATTGAATACTAAGATGTGTTGTTATGATTACCATCTTCAATCATCGAACCCCGAGTTCGCTCGTCGAGCGGACGAGTTCCTTTTCTAGGAGTAAATATGAATAAGAATGAAAAGCCGCATGAGATCACTGAACGTGAGAAGCGTGCATGGCAAGAGGGTTCTAGGACCCGCAAACGTGATCGTCCTACATTGACAATGCCACAGCGTATTGAATTCTTGAAGATGGTTGCACAGCTTTCAAGTAATACAGCATTTGAAAGAAAGCTTGGATTGGGTGCTGCCGATGTTGACTTCTATAAAAAGGAGTTCAGTGTTGAAAATCAAGATGATGCTAGACGTTTGTATAAACGCCTAGAGATCGACATGATTGAAGGCAACGAAGAGCGTATTATTAGCGAGACAGGCAAAGCTCGTGACGCTGAGGCTACTGCTAATCTTAGACTGAAAGAGCTTGAATTGCGTAAGACGATTGAGAAACGTGAAAAGGCCGTTGGCACGCCGAACGGTAATGCGATTCGTGCTGAGGATGCCGAACGTCAACAACGTTTCCAGCAAGAGCAAGACGCTCAAATGACAGAAGCTCTTAGCAAGGGTGAGCCTTGGTTTTTGCCACTTGAGGGTTCTGAATCCGATAGACGTGGTATGACCGAACGTTTCCGTCGAGACATTGAGAATTGTGGTTTACAGTTTTGTGTCGATAAGTATCAGGCCAATCTTCTTCAATTGAAAGCAGAAGCGGCAAGACTCAAGCTTCGCATCAATTGGGATAGAGTCAAAAGATAAACCGCAAACTATGAAATTGACGCATCAAAGTTTGCAACAACTCTACGACACCATGTCGTTGGATGAAATGGCTATTCATGTAGGCATGTCAAAGTCTACCCTGTATTATCATATGAAAAAGTTGGGCATCGCCCGTAGAAGTAAGAGTGACGCTCAACGTAAACACATTGAGACTACTGGTCATCAGAGAACTGGCAGCCATCATACGAGCGAGGCTCGCGAAAAGATATCGACGGGCACGAAAGAGTTTTGGGAGTCCGATAGAGGTAAAGATCAGAAGGCTGCGTTACGTAAATTGCGTCGCCAAGAATGGGCAGATAGTACAAGTAAGAAGCGTGGTGCCGTACTGGCACGCCTTCAAGATGCTCACAGGCCGGAGCCCGGCGAGCTTTCGAACTTTGGAAAGAAGTTGTCCACGTTCCTTGCAAGTAGGGAACGTGTTTCTACAGGAATCCGACTGACGAACGATCACATTAGTGACATAATCTTAGAGGACAGGAAGGTGGTTGTAGAGCTTATCTTCCCGATTAGTATCTATGGCGAACAACAACAACATCGACTCGAAGAACGGTACGTACGCCTCACGCAGCATTTGAATGCCGCAGGCTATCGCGTTATGATCATCGAAGACAAGTCCAATTCTGTATCGCAAGCTCGCTGTCAGCGGGTATATGATCAACTCTGTCTCTTTTTTCAAGAGACGCAACAGGCCAAGACAATCATTTCATGACTATCACACCCAAGCTACCCCGATACGGCACTAACTGGGAAGATCAACTTCAACCTGCCGACGTTGGTATTCGAAAAGAAGAGAACAGGGAGATGCGAGTTGTATACTTGCGGGGTCTACAACGTCTTGCTCAAGACGCTGGCATGATTCGCAGTGAATGTAGACTCAACTTCATCACAAGGGACCAGACCGGATCAGTTGGCATCATGCAGGCTGTGTATACGGTTGAGTTTTCTGATGGTACTTGGTGGGTTGGAGCAGCCGACTGTAACTCGGCGAATACGTCAGAGAAGTACATGAAGTATCCAACGGCGGTGGCCGAGTCTCGTGCAGAAGCCCGTTGCCTTCGCAAGGCCCTGAACATTGGCATCCTATCGTCGGAAGAGATTGGCTTTACTGATGGTGGTGCGATTGAACAAATTGCGGCCTCATCGAATAAGCAAGTGGATACACAGGTTGTGAAGGCTATTGAAAAGCTTTGTGAGTCTCGTGGCGTTACGAACGCCGAAGTGCTCGAAGTGGTTCTTAGTAAAGATCGCAATAGCTCCGTCTTTGAGCTTGGCGAATTGACGGTTGACGAAGGTCAGAAAGCCATGGGATGGCTAAACGAACAGAAACTAAGGGCGGTCAAGTTGACCGCTACCCAAGAACGTGACGCCCGCAAGAAGGAATTGCGGGCACAGGCAGATAAGGATAATTCATGAAGATTACATATACAAGCAAGAGTGGTCGTCTCGCCGCAGAGTTTGACGAGAAGTCCCAAAAAGATCTCTTCCAACAGATTTCTACATTTCAAGAAGTCTTTGAAGAGACGAAGTGTGGTGTCTGCGGTAACGAAGATTTGCGTTTTGTTGTCCGCAACGTTAAGGACAACGATTTTTATGAACTCCACTGCTTGAGCATTTCTTGCAAGTCTCGCTTGGCGTTTGGACAGCACAAGAAGGGTGAAACGCTGTTTCCGAGTCGCAAGGACGACGAAGGTAAGTGGCTACGTAACGGCGGTTGGACCAAGTGGAACCCTGATACGAAGAAGGAAGAGTGATGATTACTTTTCAAGAGTATCAAAAGCTTGCTGCCGCTACCGCAGTTTATCCTTTTGTTGGGGTCAGTCCAAATAGTGTTGGTGAGACTGCACATTGTGAAAACTACATTTATCCTGCTCTTGGATTATGTGGAGAGGCTGGTGAAGTAGCTGAAAAAATCAAGAAGATTATTCGTGATAAAGGTGGTGCAGTATCAATAGAAGATAAGATGGCTATTGCCAAAGAGCTTGGCGACGTTATGTGGTATCTTGCCGCTCTATGCAAAGAACTTGATCTTGATATGGGCGAAGTCGCTCAATGTAATCTTGATAAGCTTGCTGCTCGTGCATCAAAAGGAACTCTTGGTGGAAGCGGTGATAGCAGATGAGACGCATTGGTGATGGACCTCCTGTAGACAAGAAGATGTTTACGTGTCCGCAATGCTTGCGGACACGTATGACTCGTCCATTGGATCATACAGTATCTCGTGACAAACAAGAATTCAAGACGAAAGACGGTTTGTCTATTTTGTTAATGACTGACACTTGCGACGCTTGCGTCGCAAGGAACTATCGTAGGTATTTTGAACCAACGAGAGCAGACATTCGCAAAGTTCTCAGGGCTATGAATGATGAGGCTCAGGCGTCGCCTGATGTATCGCTAGAAGAATTGCTGTAGCATGGTCAAACACGCAAATTTGTGGTTTGAATCGTGCCCAACCAAGCGTGAACTCACGTCTGGATTGATAAAGAATGTTGACACGCTCATCATCGGTGGCGGACTCGCCGGAGTGAGCTTGCTTTATAATCTTGTCAATAGCGGCATGGTCAATACATATCTCGTTGAAGAAAACTCTGTTGGGTTTCATGGGTCCGGTCGTGGCATGGGACAGCTTATGCTACGCGGTAGCAAGCTCTTTCATGAAATGCCAGATGGTGAAGAGTATCTGAATTTCGTTAGCGACAATAACTGTCGTTTCTTGAAAGGGTTACGAGCACTATCCTTTGATCATGACCTTCGTGAAACTGGTGGTCTAAGACTTGCCATGAACGATCAAGAGATGGCGTTGCTTGAACGTGAATCATGGTTTATTCAAGAGGTGCGTGGGATCGACTGTCCAATTCTTTCGAGACGACAGTTAGATTTACTAGTACCAGCTAAACATTTCATAGGTGGTATGTTTGTTCCTAATGAAGCTTCGTACAATCCATACAAAGTTGTGAATGGTTTGCGAGATACTGTTGAAAAAAACGGATCTCGTGTCTTTACTAACACTCAGGTAGAATCTGTACTTGCGAACGATGATGGAAGTTTAACCGTCTTAATTCGTCATCGTGGCACCATTCGAGCCAAACAAGTAGTGTATTGTCTTGGTGGATATACGAGTAGACTGCTACCAGAATTTGCGGACGTGCTTGTTCCATTTAGAGAGCAAGTAGTTGCTACCGATTATCTTGAAAACGACGCTATACAGACGCTCCCGACTATGAGCATTTCATGCAATAATGGTCAGGAGCGATTTCGTCAGTACGCGAGTCGTTTCCTTATGGGAGGCATGCGACAGTCTGTGCGAGGCCAACAAGAAGGTCTCGTATACGACGGAGAGATTAGTTCTGCGGTGTATGAAAAACTTCGTGTATTCGCCATCGAATCTTTTCCAGTCTTAAAACATTCTAAGTTCAGTCATGTCTGGTCAGGTGTTTTCTGTGGCACCAAAGATGATAAGCCATTGATTGGTCCGGTACCAAATCGCCCCAATCAATACATGATGACTGGTTTCGGTTGTTATGATTCTAGCAACGCAATTCTCGGCAGTATGTTGATCAAGGATTACATTAAGCACAAGGACTCGGCTGGGCCGGGCCACCAAATTTTGCATCCAGGACGTTTTTTCCATGTTTGATATCGCCACACCTTCTTTCACACTCCCCGATTCGTTTGTAGCCAAGTACCGTGGTAAACAGCCTCAATGGGGCAGCTTGGGTTATTTTACTTTTAAACGGACTTATGCCCGTGCCATTGAAAACGAAAGTCGTTCAGAGGAATACTGGGAGACGTGTCGTCGTGTAGTTGAAGGCACGTTCAGCATTCAGCGTAACCATTGCAAGCGTAATCATTTACCTTGGAATGAAGCAAAGGCTCAACGTACCGCTAAGCGTATGTTCGAGTTGATGTGGACGTTCAAGTTTCTTCCTCCGGGCCGTGGCCTGTGGGCGATGGGCACTAAATACGTTCAAGAGCGTGGTGGTGCGGCTCTCAACAACTGTGCCTTCGTTAGCACGAAAGATCTCGCCACCGATCCTATTAAGCCATTCACGTTCATTATGGACATGAGTATGGTTGGTGTCGGTGTTGGCTTTGATACGATGGGTGCTGGCAAACTCTTAGTGAAGGGCGTGACAGTCAATCAGACTGAGCCGTTCGTTGTGCCAGATACTCGCGAAGGCTGGGTCGAAGCATTGCGACTTATGTTAGAGGCGTACATTCATGGCACGCCAGGACCGTGGTTTGACTTTAGTTTAGTTCGTCCAGAAGGATCGCCCATCAAGGGATTTGGCGGTACTGCAAGTGGACCTCAACCATTGATTGAAATGTTGCAGGACATTCGCAAGGTGCTGGACGCAAAGACAGACCAGACGCTATCATCAGAAGATATCGTAGACATCGGCAATCTCATTGGCCGTTGTGTTGTCGCGGGCAACGTTCGTCGCTCCGCAGAGATCGTATTCGGCGATCCAACCGACGAGACATTTGCCCTTTTAAAGCAAGACAAAGAGAAGCTAGCTCACCACAGATGGGCAAGTAACAACTCTATCTTCGCTACCGTAGGTATGGACTACGCTTGGCACGCTCGTCAGACAGCTACCAACGGCGAGCCGGGATATATGTGGCTTGACAATGCTCGTGCATACGGACGCATGAAGGATCCTGCCGACTGGGCAGATCGTGAAGCCGTTGGTGGTAACCCGTGCTTAGAGCAGACTCTCCATCAGTACGAACTCTGTACTCTTGTCGAAACGTTCCCGTCGAGACATGAAAGTCTCGACGAGTATATGGAAACTCTCAAGATTGCATACCTGTACGCAAAGACCGTCACCCTGATTCCGACTCACTGGGCAGAGACGAACTCTGTGATGGCTAGAAACCGTCGTATCGGTTTGAGTCAGAGCGGCATCATCAAAGCGTTTGGTCGACACGGTCGTCGTGAAGTATTGCGTTGGTGTGACAAGGGTTACGAATTCATCTCTGGGCTTGACATTCAGTATTCTAATTGGCTTGGTGTACCCAAGTCAATTAAGAAGACTTCCGTCAAGCCCAGTGGGACTATCAGCTTGCTTGCTGGTGAGCCGCCCGGCATTCATTACCCGCACTCCGAGTATTACATCAGGCGAATCCGCGTTGGCACGTCTTCGCCTTTAGTTGAAGCTGCCCGCGTAGCTGGCTATAAGATTGAAGCCGCTGTTGGCCAAGAGGCGAACACGGTCTGTATTGAATTCCCTATCCACGAAGAGTTCTTTGTCCGTTCGAAGGACGACGTGTCGATCTGGGAGCAGGTTGCCAATGCAGTTGCGTACCAACGTTACTGGGCTGATAACCAAGTGTCAATCACTGTGACTTTCAAGCCAGAAGAGCAGGAAGATATTCAGCACGTTCTTGAGCTATATGAAGACTCGCTCAAAGGCATTTCGTTCTTGCCAATTTCAGAGCATGGCTACGTGCAAGCTCCGTATGAAACTATTACAAAAGAGCAGTATCTTGAAATGTCAAAGGACTTGAAGGCCGTTATCTTTGACAATGTTTCAGAGGGTGATGTAGTAGCTCCTAAGTTTTGTGATGGTTCATCTTGTGAAATCTAGTAGACATGAGACTGATCTTGGTCATAATATAGACATGCAGAACACACAAAAGTACGTTATGATCTTTGCTAAGGACGAGCAGGGTAACGAAATCAAATATCGTTTCATGCTTTCCATTAGTAAGTCAATTAAGTCAGTCGAAGAGAAGCTTCTTAAGGCTGTGATGGGTACCGATGGAGTCGATCGTATCGAGATTCATGGTCGATACACGGCTGAGGTCGTGATCGCTCGTGCCTTTGATGCCGAAGAGGTATTAAAGGTACTCACGCCCAAGCTCGATGAAGTACTCAGCGACATCATTGCGGTAAAATTGATTGTATGAATCAGCACACTAACGTAGTAGAACTGATCGGACATTATGGTGGTGACGAGTCACATGCTCTGTCTGCGTGGACTAGTACAAGCCGCGATCTTACAGACGAGAAGCGTGGGCGTATGGGTCGTCTACTTGAATCTCTTGCTAAGGCAGGTCATCACACACCATTTGAAAAAAGTCAATTGCATTTTCTTGTCACTTGTGATACCGCAAGTCACATTCATATCATTAAGCATCGCATCGGTGTTAGTGTGAATGCCGAATCTGCTCGTTACAAGGAACTCAAAGAAGACAAATATTATCTGCCACAAGACTGGTCTCAAGAATCACGAGATGATCTTGAGTGTAGCATAAAGAAATGCTATGTGGAATACCACCGTTATGTGCGTGAGCTTGAAAAACAAGGCATTGACAAAAAACGTGCTAAAGAATCCGCACGCTTCATTCTTCCTTACGCTAATCAGTTGGTGCTTGATGTGAGTTTTAACTTTCGTTCCTTTATGCACTTCCAAGGACTGAGAAATAACGAACATGCTCAGCTAGAGATTCGGACAATCGCTCAACAAATGTTGCGTTTAGTTAAAGACACTGGTCAGTTTGACATGTCATTGAAGGCATTTGAATATGCTTAACTTATGGTCTAATTGACGTTCTTTCAAGACCCGCTAAAAGCGGGCCTTAGTGTATTCATCTAAGGTCGGGTATCGTTTTTGTACCTTTTCAAGGAAGTTCAGTATGACCTCAATAGTAGCATCAATCGTAGGCAGTGGAACATTGCCTTTTACTCGTGCAATTCTTCCACCTTCTCAGCGTGGCACCCAACTTGGTTCCGAGGGTGTTCGCACCGGAACACAGGTAATGATTGGCAACCCCGAAGACATGAATTCGGTTGATGCCTTTGCCGTCTCTGGTGTGTCGCTGGCGGGAACTCCTGTGCGAATCTGGGGACCGGGTATTAGCTCGTTACCTAGACAGCGAGAAGTGACGATTAAAAATCAAGGACCGGGCTCTGTTTACATTGGCCCAAACTCAACTGCTGTCATTGCACCCAGTGGTTTCCAGATCAATCCACCTACGGCGAACAACACGTTCAACGAAGTAAAGCTTCCATTCTTGTGGAACGTAGACATTTGGGCTAGAGCAGATGGTGCCGGTGCGTCGGTAACTATTATCGCTTGCTGATGACACAACCCCTTTAAAGGGGAGCCCATGTCCTTAGAATACAGCACAATTATTGGCTCAGGTACAACTCCTCATCTAGCACCGTCGCCGGTCTATAACTTTCTAGATGGTACGTTTCCGATTCCTGATCAACGCACGGACCTTCGTGCCCGTCGTGGCGAAGGCACCGTCATTCTCAATCCCGAGAACTTCTCGGTGTCGATTGGATTGCGTCAGCAGGCCATATCTGTTTCAAGCGAAATAGCACTGCCGCTAAATCCCCTGGAGAATAGACGTGCTCTTGTTTTGCACAACGCTGGTCCAGGTATACTGTATATCGGATTATCTGGTGTCACTACTATTGATGGTTTCCCAATTGCTGTAAATGAAAAGATAGCAATTGACTGCCAGGGAACCCCGAACGTAACCCTTTACGGCGTCTCTGACTCGACTTGCGATGTCAGAGTGCTTGAGTTTGCGTAATGGTCAGCATTGGCGGTATCGTATCGCTTGGCGGGGGCACAAGCGGTGGGGGCGGCGGGTCTACATCCGGCATCCAGTCTATCAACAGCCAGACTGGCCCGACTGTTTCATTCACTGGCGTCAACGGCATTGTAGTGACCGCTGGCGGCAACCAGATTGTTATCGACGGTGCGGGTGCATCAGGCGTAACGAGCAAGTTCGCACAGTCCTTTTCTTCTATTTCAAGTGGATTGTTTACGCATGGATTAGGTACTTTAGATATACTTGTTCAGGTGTACGATAATGGCTCTCCTAGACGTGCCATGATGCCTGACGATATTATTATTGAGAATACTACACAAGTGTCACTAATCTTCAATACTCCACAATCTGGACGTGTTGTGATTGTTTAGTGTAATTATATTTGGAGGAACACCATGGTAAGACTAAATGGCGATCTCATTCCCGGTAGTAGTGGTCAAGCACACTTGGGCGTGAACGGTGGCGTAGGCGATGCATTTGATATAACCACGCTAACACCGTTTGGTCATATTCATATGAACTCTGGCGTCTGGCACGATCCTATGACGGGTCAATCAGGCGTCCTTAGATATAGCCAAGCCGCAAGTGCGTTTCAGATCTCTATTGATGGAGGTCGTACGTTCAATAACTTGGTTACAAGTGCCGGAACTGTTACGTCCGTTGGTGTAATTGGTGGTGCTAATCTTACTGGCAATATCGACCTAGCGACCCAAGCGAGCGGCTTCCTTGCTATCTTTGACACTGCTGGGGCAAGCCCAATCAATTTTGCCGTTGATCATCTAGGTCTATCTGGCCTGTGGAAATTCCCAACACAAGGCTTCAATGGATCTGTTGTCAATCAATTGACAGACTTTAATGGCACGACAGTACAGGGCTCAGTCAGTGTAGTTGGTGCCTCTGGTGTTGTTGTTGATATTATTGGTCAAGTTATGACCATTACCGCTGGCAATACACTTCTAAGATCATTTGCTCAAACGTTTGTTGCTGCTACGTCTTGGATCGTCACGCACAATCTTGGTACGGCTGACGTATCTGTTGATGTATACGATTCAAGTAGTCCACGTCTAGCAATCATTCCTGATGCTATTGCTATTACGGACACCAATACTGTAACGGTGACATTCAACGTTCCTCAGGCTGGACGAATTATCATCACAGGATTCTAACATGGCGAGAGAAACTGGTGACTTGTGGCCGCAGTCTAGTGGTTCTGCATCTTTAGGTGCGGAGATGAGTAATGGTGGATTTACTGGAGCGATACGTCCATTCGCTCATGTACATATGTACAGTGGTATATTTCATAATTCACTTGATAGTTCTGGTATCATTAGATTAGACATAGGCAAGGGGCTTTTTAATGCATTTAATCCAGTATTTGGATTTTCCCTTAACGGTGGACAAAATTATCCACTTGAAATTGGCTCATCTGCTATTAACAGCGAAAATATTAGCATAGAAACTCCAAGAGGTTCCCTAGGACTCGCCGCCAGTGGTGGCGTTGCTGTCAACTCACAGACTGCTAATATAGTAATAAGTGCAGCAAGCGACATTGGCCTTGCAAGTATCACCGGACAAATTACCCTAGGTGCCGAAGCCGGCAACATTAGCGTAGTCGCAGATGGACCTACCGGAACTCTTGATCTGTTTGGTAATTTTGATGCTTTTTTAAGGAGTGCAGACGATGTTACAATCAGCACATTGCCAAATGGCAATAACATTTCTGTTCTTGCCGGACAACAAGTCAGACTAAACTGCTTTGCAGGTAGTGGAGTTTTCGAATATCGTTTTGGTCCATACCAATCTTGGTACATGCAGACTACCCACGCTAACACTGGCGGTCCATTCAACGATGGATACTGGCCTATTGCTCACTCGGGTAACGTTAGTCAAATGATCAATCAGGCCGTACTCGGCCTGAGCAGCGGATTGCAGGTCGCCTATAATGGTGGTCGTCGTATCATCACGAACAGTACAATAGGCGACCTGGAGTTCGTCTCCGATACAGCCAAGACTAAGTTCGCTGGTACGACTCGTGCATCATTGAATATGTCTGGTGTATTGACACGTCCTAGTACGTCGCTTGAAATTGGCGATATGTGGATGTATGATAACAGTGCTATTGAGGCACTTGGCAATAATACAAATGCCTCTAGTCATGCTGAGTCTACCGCTAAGGCTCTTGGATTAGCTACGCTATGTTATAACACTGGTTCTGGCGTCATTAATATCTCGAATGGATCGGGCATTATTCAGTACTTTAACAACAACACCATGCAGGTGACTTTAGTTGCTCAGGTCATTCCGTTCAATACGGACTTTCCTATTAGTGACAGGAATTATGGACTCGGTACTGGTTCTGCTAGCGGTCAAGTGACTATCTTTTCGCCAGGACTCTATCGTGCAACCTATAAAATTCTATTGAACAAGACAGTCGGCACTACTCCACAAACTTGTACTATAAATGCACGCCAAAATGGTGGCAATCTTTTGGGATCTGCTACTAGTACATTCCATTTCAATAATACAACAGCGGCTCAAAATGCTGGTAGTGCTGTC